GTTGAAGATACCTAAGGAATAGGTACAATACTCTAGGGTATAAATTAAACGAGTAATTAACTTTAATCACAATAGAATTATGCCAACTTCACCTCATGTAGATTTTAAGTTTAAGAACAACAATGTTCTTCAAACTACTCCCATGTTAGGAGTTTCTTGTGTATTGGCTAGAACTACTAAAGGTCCATACGATGACCCTTCAGAAATCATCTCTACATTCTCTCAGTTCCAAAGAATCTATGGTTCTGAAATTGTACCCGATGGTTCTGTATCAAATATCGAAAAGGCTTTGCAAGGTGGTTCTAAGCTTCGTGTTATTCGAGTACTTGGCAAAGGAGCTACTCAAGGTACAGTAACTGCTTCTCAGGCTGCGGCAAGAAAAGCTAAAGATTCAGAAGATGGGATTTCAGTTGCTTCTGCTGTACCCGACTCGGCTAAACCCTCTGCTCTGATTACTTTCAAATCAGGTAGTACTACCTATAGTTTTGGATTAGTAACCAAGGGATATGGAGATCCCATTGGTAGTGCAGATACTTTCCAGGTTGGTTTTTATAAGCAAGCTAATACCTTGTATTATAAAATCTATTCGGCTAATGGGCAAGTACTTGAACAGGGTCCAGTAATAACCTACAAAACTGCCGATGATAACAATAATACTTCGGTAGATTACCTTGCTCTTAGTGCATTTGCTAAGAACTCGGAATATATTAAGCCGGTAATTACTGCAGGTTCCTCTTTTGAAAACCTAATTAAGTGGCTTACCGATGATATCGACGGTACTAAGAATGCTATCACTATTACCGTGGGAGATGCTGCACCCTCCGAAACAGAGAAACTGTTTAATGGTACTATCGGTAGTGCAGGTTCCACTCCAACTGCCGAAGAATGGATTGCTTCACTGGACTTGGTAAGAGACTACACAGACTTCTACCAATTGTTTATTTCACATATCTCTCAACACTTGGAACAAGATTCAGAGGTACTCAAAGTATACAAGGCTGCTGCTGATATGGCAAAAGAACTGATGGAATGGGTACTGTATATCGAAGTTCCCAAACACTTAACCCATTATACTCAAGGTACTCAGGCAAGAGATTACAAAGCTCAGGTTACTTGGGTACAGACTTGCCTTGGTACTGTAGGTAACTCTAAGTACATTGCCTACTTTGGTGGTGGACTTAAGTACTACAACGAAAATGGTAATCTTCAGGATTCCGATGTAGTGGGTACTATTGTTGGTTTGGGAGATGCCTCTGCTACTCAATATGGTCCTTGGAAATCCTTTGCAGGTATGAACCGAGGAGTTATTGGGGATGCAGTTGGTCCAGTATGCCCTAACTATGGTTCTCCTTCTCGATATAACGAACTGAACACCCTTGCTCAGAATTATATCAATGAGATGGTAATCAAAGATACTCCAGATGCAGGTAAGCAAACCATGCTATGGCATTGCTTCTCTTCTCAAGTGAAACAGGATTCTGAAAGATTCCTTTCAATTGTAAGGTTGAATCTCTATCTGAAGAAGTTCCTTCGCCCGGTACTCAACAAGTATATCGAAGAACCAAACGTTTGGAGTACTTGGAAGAGAATCTGGTTGGAGGTTAAACCTACCTTGGATTCTTTGGTAGACGAAGATGCTATGACCGAGTATACCTGGATGGGTGACCAAGATGCAACTTCTTGGGATGACCTTTCGGTTAATAACGAAGCAGATGCTCGTCAGGGTAAGTACCGTGCTATCCTTAAGTATAAGGACGTAGTTCCTATGCAAGAGGTAACTATGGAGATTGTAATCGATGCAGCTTCTAAGGCAGTATCAATCGTAGAAACAAGTAATAACTTATAAACTCATAACACAATGGGAGCAAAAGTAAAAAACCCACGGAAGAAATTCTTGTGGAGCATCATGTTCCCCAAACACCCTATCAATACTTATCTATTCCAAAGTTGTACTTTGCCAGATATTGAAATTGACCAGGTTGCTCATGGGGACGTCAATAGAGACGTTAAAACTGCAGGTAGGGTTACTATAGGTAACCTTATTGTAGAGAAACTTATGACTACTGCAGGTTCAGACACATGGCTTCATGATTGGCTTTATGCTTGCCAAGACCACATAGTTGGTGGAGGTTTGGTACCAAGCCAATATTGGGAAACGGCTATTGTAAATGAACTTGCCGAAGATGGAGTCTCAGTTCTTAATACCCACGTCTTCGAAGAGGTATGGCCATGTAAGATTACCGGCTTAGACTTGGACAGAATGGCTTCAGAGAATACCATAGAGTCCATAGAGTTCTCGGTGGGTACTGCAGACAAATACTAATTCCTTAGTCTATTTTCACTAAGATTCGGTGGAGGGGTGGGATTCCTGTGATAGGAGCTCACCCCTTTCTTGTTGTTATACGGAGTACTATGAACATTTGTAAACATTAAATATATCAAAGTTATGGAATTTAGAACATTTAGATTTACCGGACCCTCTGGTTTCGAATATGAAATTAGAGAACAGAATGGAGCTGATGAAGACATTCTCAGTAACCTTTCAGACATGAAAACTTTAATGAACCTTACCAAGTTCATTGCAGCAATCGTAATTAGAACTAATGCCACTCCTAACGGTAAGCTAACCGTTGATGATGCTCTCAATCTACCAGTCAATGACCGCTATGCAATTATTTTCAATTCTCGTATATTCTCATTGGGAGAGGAAGTAGAATTTGAATATGACTGGGGTAAAGAGAACGGTGGTAAAGTTACTTATGGCCAAGACCTTCATGAGTTCCTTTTTGATTACGGTACTGCTCCAACTGAGGATGATTTGAATCAAAAGCCCGATGCTATCCCTTACTATCCAGAAGGAGTTAGATTGATAAACCATGAATATGTTCTCTCCTCTGGCAAGAAGATTAAATTCGATTGTATGACGGGTAAGGGGGAACAAGATTTCATGAAGTTGCCATTGGATAAGCAAACTAAGAATGCTCCTCTTCTTTGTCGGAACCTTTACTTAGAGGTTGATGGTAGTTGGGAAAAGGTAGAAAACTTTACCCCATTTACTGCAAAGGATATGGCTGAGATGAGAAAGTATATCTTATCTATGGACCCAATTTTCAAAGGCGAGTCTCACATCACTAATCCAACCACTGGAGAGGAAAGAACTTATCCTATAGTTTGGGCACCGAATTTTTTCTACCTGACGGAAGAGTAATGTTAGAGAGTGATTTTGTTTATATCACCAGAGCCGAGATAGCCTTAGACTATTTCGGCTTTTTACGTCTTCCGTATCGAATAAGGAAAATATTCAAGGAAATGGCCGAGCAATATTATAAACAATTAAAGAAAAGAAAATAAATTATGAATACCAGTAGGAGTATAGTAGAGGTCGGTGTTGCCATGGTTTTAAAAGACCGATTCTCTCAAGAAGCTGGCAAGATATCTGGGTCATTCAGAACAATGATGAATGATATGAATACCTGGAATAGGGGTATACAGATGTCAGCTTCTAATACAATGGACTTCGGAATGCAGCTCGTAGGGGGAATGGCAAGGGCCTATAAATACTCTGCGGGTGTTCAGAATGAAGTTTGGACTGCTTCGAAAATAGCTGGTGCTACCATTGCAGAACAAAGAGAAATGTTACAATTGGCAAAAGATGTCAATGAGATAACTCCTCTTACTGCTTCGGATGTTGCATCAGGACAAAGATACCTGGCTATGGCAGGTAATAAATTCGATGCTATTAAAGAAATGATTGGGCCAGCATCTAAGCTGGCTTCAATCTTTACAATGCCAGTGGGACAGAAAGGTGGTGTAGCTGACTTGATGACTAATATCATGTCAATGTACCAAATCCCAATGGGGGAAGCCGCTAGAGTAACCGATGACCTATATACTGCAGTTACTAATGCAAATATATCTTTGACAGACTTAGCCCAGTCCATATCTTATGCAGGAGCAGATATGGCAACTGCTGGAGTAGACCTTCGGCAAACGGCTGCTGCTATTGGTGTATTGGGAGATATGGGTATACAGGGTTCTATGGCAGGTACCTCTCTGGCTAATATGATTCGTTACTTACAACTCTCTCTTGTTAATCAAAAAAAGAAAGGCTATAACGCTTTAGCAGACTTGGGCTTAAGTCCGGATGAGTTTTTCGATGCTCAGGGTAACCTTATAGATCTTTACACTATCTATCAGAAATTTGCCAAGGCGGCAGTAGACTTACCTTCACGGATAGAAACACCAACCTTCTTCAATATCTTTGGTGTTCGTGGTAATCGAGGCATGCTTCCAGTACTTAGAGATATTGCTTCTGGTAGAGATAAGATGGGTAAGATACTTGCAACCTATGATCAAAACATGGGAGCAGTAAATCGACTTAATGAAGAACGTCTTAAAACTGATGCGGGTGTTATTGACCAATTCGAATCAAGTTTAGAAAACTTAACCGTTACTGCAGGAGCGGCTTTGGGTAGAATATTTACCCCAGTACTTAATGTGGGTAATTCTATCATCAAAGTAATAAATTCTATCTCTGAAACTTGGGCTGGTAGCTTTGCTCTTAGAGTAGGGGCTACAGCAGTAGTAGTTGGTACCATCGTTGCAGGGTTTAATACTGTGAGAGGTATTATAAGGTCGGTTGGATATTTACAAACTATTGCCACGGCTTCTACTGAGGGTATGTCTGCAGCAGCCATTAAGACGAACACCCAATTTGCTATTATGGAAGCTCATATGATAAGTATGGTAAATCTCATGAGGACTATGGTTCAATTGCAGATGATGATGGGGGGAGTTAGTATGAACAAAGCTGGTAGATTTTATAATACCAAAACCGGTAGATATGTTAAAACACCCAATCCAGGGATGTCTCCAGCCACTTCACTCATTGGAGGTGTAGTTGGAGGTACTGTAGCTAATCAAGCTGGTAAACAAGCTGCTAAGACTGTTGCTACTAAGGGTTTAGCTTCAGTAGGTGGTAGGTTATTAGGATTACTTGGTGGACCCTGGGGAGCTGCCATTACGATTGGATTACCTTTATTAGTAGAAGTAGGTAGTAGACTTATAAGTTCTGTTGATAGGAATACCGATGCTCAATCTAAAGAAGACCCCTCTGCTATCAGGGCTCAAAATGAAGAAAGGTTTTTAAATGCTATGAGAGCAGCTATTAGAGATGGATTAAAAGATGGTAAGATTAACGTCAGTGTAAATGGGGAAATATTAGGAGATTACTCCTTGGGCTCTCAGCAAGATTATACAGGTGTGGCATTAGGACTTTAAAATTAAGATACTATGGCTAGGATATTAAATAAAGCAGCAGGTAAGGTTGTTGAAAAGTACAATGACCTTACAAGGGATACCGCAGGAGTTCTTACGGGTCCCTTAAATAAACTATGGAGAGCCAGGATATTACTCAATAGGAATACATCTACACTTCCAAAAGATGATGCTCTAAAGGGTAAACTCTATGACCCTAATGGGGTTGTGGGAGAGGCTCAGATATCTTCAAAGAATCCTACATTAAATAAACAGCTTCAAGCTAAGTGGAGGATGGAATTACAATTCCCCCGAATGGAAGAGGGGGAAGGAGTAGACCCAGCAAAAGGGAATAAGAACACAACCAATTATAGGAACTTCGAAGTCAAATCAGATATTAAATATCAGAATCAGGTAAGGATATATAATTTGACCGCTAATCCTACACAGTATATTACTCTACAGAATAGACCTCCAGAATTGGACTTTCGTGGTGAAACCACATGGGCAACTATTAAGTCCATGGGACGTAATACTCCTATGTATCATTATACTGGGTCTGAGGATATAATCCAATTTAATGTATCTTGGTACTGTAATGACCCTAATAATCCAGAAGAGGTATTAAATAAATGTAGGTTATTGGAAGCTTGGTCTAAATCTAATGGCTATCAATCGGCTCCTCCGATTGTTAAGATAGAATGGGGGGATTCGGGTATATTCAATAATCACTACTACATTATTACTTCGGCTACTTATACTTTGAAAAATTTTCAGAATGGCAGTAGGATTAGGGTTCCTGGGAAACCCGCTACTTTTGGAAATGGTAGGTTATTACCTGCAGCAGCTACTCAAGAATTAATATTCAAGAGAGTAAGTGCATATAACTTATCCTATGGAGACTTTATAAATTCAGATTCACTTAAAAAGACGGAGGGTATTAAATTATGATAGATGTTAATCAATATCTGGTTGGAGATAGCCCTTATAAAAATGCCTATGCTCTAAACTATGGAGATGGGGATTATTCCCTAGAAGCTCCTATCCCCTCAGTTCCTTCATCCTCAAATGATATTCAGCATACGGTTAAGGATGGAGAAACTCTTCAGAATATAGCTTTTAGGTATTACGGAGATTCTGGGAAATGGTATATTATTGCTGAGGCTAATGGTATACTAAATCCTTTTAAAGAATTAGAAAGTGGAACCCTTATAAGAATACCTTCTTATGGCAGCTAAACAGAAACCCATCTTATATAACGGTATGGGACAACCCTACCTGGCTTTGTTTGATTTTAGAGGTATGCCAATAGTGAATCCCATTACTGGCATACCTCTTGGAGCTTATATTAGTACATGGAATTATAGGTATGATGAAGAAAAGGAAAATTTAGCTACTATAACCTTTGATACTGGTGACCCAGATACTGTAGATATAGACTCTTTACAAGAGGGTAGTGTAATATGTCTACAGTGGGGATATATATATCCAGATGGGCAATTTATATCTGGGCCCATCAAAACAATCAAGGTTAGAGATTTTGAAGCTAGATTTGATTCCACAGGTACTCATGTAACTATTAAGTGTATTGATTCTATCGGAGATTTAAGATTTCAGCCGCCATACAATTTTTCTGAATCTCCAGGAAATAGTTTATCGGCTTATCTAGATAAGGGATGCGAGAATGGAACTGGGGTAATCATAGAAATATTTCAATAATGGAACAACAAATTAGTAATAAAGTATATGAGTCACTACAAGTGCCTACAGAACATGTACGTACTACTACTGGAAAAGTACTCTATGCTAACCGTTACAGTGGAGTAGCAGAAGTAGCAATGCCAGAAGATTTAAAAGCTTTAATAGATAGTGACTTTGGGTTAATCGGTAAAAATATCTTGGTTCAATTAGAACAAAAGATGAAAGGGTATACTAATGGACCATGGTATATAGATTCTAGAGATGGGGTTATTTATATTCATAATAGGAAGTTTCATGAAGAGCCGGTAACTACTTATACCTATCAGGGAGAGAATGGAGAAGTATTAAGTGTCCATTTTTCTACTCAAAAGGTAACTAAACGAGTTAAAGCTACCCTATCTCCAGTAGTGAATCCAGAAAGTAAAGACCTCGAAGTACTAAGTACGGGAATTGATGATGAGGAAAAATTACCTGAGATAAAAGCTAATGAGAACAATGGAGTTTATTATAAGAATTGGCATACCTCCGTTGGCAAATATGGTGCTGAGAATAACCCAGCTGATATCCCCACGATTAGGCAAATGCAAATCAACCATGCTCTAAAGACTGATCCAAACCTTATTGCTGCTATAGAAGCTAGAAGGCAGTTGAATGATGAATGGAATTCAGATGTAGCAGAGTATTCAGCAGCTAATCCTGCTGAAGCTTATCGGCAAGGTAAAGAGAAATTCCTTAATGAACTCAGTACAGATCAGGTACGTAGCATTATTAATAAGACTATACAGAAGGAAGAGTTTCCTTCTGACAGGAGAGCTGCATTGAATGCTGCTCTTAAGAATGTTACTAACGGCCAGAATTTAAAAGAGGATTTATACAATATCCTTAAAGATACCAGATACTTATTTGAAGGTAAGGAACAGATGGAGTATATGGTAATAGAGGATGTTGACCCAAGAGATTATGACCCAGAGCATACACCTAAAGGAGGAGCTACTGCTTGGGGATTGGAAGATGAGGAAAGTGTCTATCGTGGTATCTCAGCTTTAAAGAAAGGCCCTTATACTATGGTCATAGATGATACTCCGGTCATCAAATATAAGAACCCCTTAAATAAGAGCTTAGGTATATACAGTGTTACTGTAAAAGTCCAGCATTGGAAGAAAGCCGATGTAGAGGTACCCTTATATAAACTGTATGGCAATCTATTCAGTAGATATGGAGGAATTGATAAATGGGCTTGGGCAGCTAATGCAAATGCCAATGGTGGTTTGAAACATACTGAGAGTAAACTCATATGTCAGATGCAGGTAGTGGGAAGACCTTTATTAGCCACTTCTCAAGTAATTATTCTTGAAAATGTTGGTAAACGATGGTCTGGGCCCTGGTATATAAAACAGTGTACTCATTCAATGGATCCAGGTCAAGGGTATATAACTAGTTTAGAATTAGTTAGAAATTCTAGTAGAGCAGGTTCTACTACTGCTAAACTTGGATTATCTACTCAATCGGTAGTAGCTAATGATGCTAAAGCTAATGCTAAAACTTCTAAGGGCCAGGATAAGAAAGCTTTGAGTAATTCCAGAGAATTAGATTTAAGCTGGACTTATAATGAGGTAGCTTACTTCATAGAATCCGGTATTATGGATAAAGAAGGCAATGTACTCGACCATAAGCGTAAGGATGAACTTCTTAGAAAGAAAGCTTATTATACGGAAGTATTAGCTAAGACTCCAATAGAAAAAGCTGAGGGTATAGCTATAACCTCTGGTAGTTTAACTACTTCTTCGGGTAAGGTATTACCAGGTAAGATAACTATTAAAGATATTCAAGTACCAGATGATTATTGGGTTAAGTTTGATTACATGGAAGTAGCCTTAAGGAGATTTAAAGAATATATTAAAAATAAGGAGGTGAAGTAGTTATGGGTTATGAAACTGCAAAGATAATAACAGAAGAAGGTATAGAGGGCATCGGTAGATATTACTCTGTATATCGAGGTATAGTTGTTAATAACAGTGATACCGAAAAGAAAATGAATCGGGTTGAGGTATGTATCCCCGAAGTGATGGGTGGTACTACTGCATGGGCTTACCCAAAAGGTCAACATGGTTCTATTAGTGGCGGGTTCAAATTTTTAACTCCCAAAATAGGAGATATAGTATTTATTACCTTTGAATACGGTGACCCCACTAAACCTCTATGGGAATATCATGGTTGGGGAATTAACCAAGTACCACAACCGTTAGATGGCCCAAACAAAATGGGTATAGTTACTCCTGAGGGCAATCTCATTGTAATAGATGATGATAATGGTACATTAAACCTTTATTTCAATGGTAACATAGTTGTATCTTCCGAAGCTAATATAGTGATATCATCTGAAAAGGATATTAATGTATCTTCTGGGGATTCAGTAATATTAAATACGGGTGAGAATGGTGGAGTAATCAATATATTCCAATTAACCGAGAAATTAAATCAAACGGTTAAGGAACTAGAACAACTTCGAAATATGTTCAATTCTCATGTACACTCTGGTGTAACTACGGGACCTGGTTCATCAGGCCCAACCCCAACTCAAATAACTAAACCTTTCTCACAATTCGTCGTAGACGATTATGAGGATAAAACCTGCATACACTAATGGAAAAGAATTACTTTACAGACTTAGTTGGTATAGGTGTAACTTATCCTATCCAACTTACAACTAATGAAAATGGGGAAAGAGGTTGGTACCCAGTAAACGGGGATTTTAAACTTATCCGGGATAATATAAGTTCGATATTATATTACATGATAGGTCAAAGATTCCGACAGGAAAACTTTGGTAGTAAACTATGGCAATGTATTGAGGAACCAAACTCACAAGCCCTAAGTTTTATAATTAAAGAGTTTTTAAAACAAGCCATAGGTGCATGGGAACAGAGAATAACCTTCCAAAATATCACAGTTACTAGAGTTGATGCAAAAATACACATAGAAGTAGCTTATGTAATAAATGGAACAAATTCTAGTCAGTACCTCGATATCACCTATGATAAGTCAGATAATTCATTAAATACACAATAATATGGGAATCACAAATAAATGGCTTAACCCATACCAGAGGTCTTATCAACAGATTAAGGCCAAGCTGGTTGAATCCCTTATGGGGCTTAAGGACCCTCAGGGTCAGAAACTCATAACGGATTATTCGGAGGGGAATATCTTAATTATCATCCTCTCTTTGTTTGCGGCAATTGCCGAAGTACTCCACTATTATGTAGATAATATGGCAAGGGAAACCTTCCTATCTACTGCAAGAAGGTATGATTCGGTAGTTAAACACGGAGCTCTGGTAGATTACCATGCTCGAGCAGCGATTGCTGCTACGGTAGATGTAATCTTATCTAGAAGTATTACTGGTAATTCTATCGGTGCTAAATTAACCATACCTCAAGGAACTCTATTTACGGATTCCAGTGGTAACTCTTGGTTATCTGCTAGAGATGTAACTTGGTATTCAAATGTAACCACATGTAAAGTACCTATAATTCAACATGAGAAATATACTGCAAGTGCTCTTAATAATATGCTAATACCTACTGGAGACAGGGTAATAGTTCACCTTGGTACATTGCCTAATGGTAAGTACTATGAACAGGGCTCTATGTCTTTACAGATAGGTGGAGAAACTTGGGTATTGGTAGATACCTTTGCAAAATCAAAGCCAACGGATAAACACTTTATGGTTTCAGTAGATGAAGCTCTTAACCCTTACATAATGTTTGGGGATGGAACTTTCGGTAAGAAACCTGCAGCAGGTGCAAAGATAACCAATGTAGTATTCTATTTAACCAATGGTTCTCAGGGTAACGTAAAGAGTAATACTATTACATCCGTACCCTCAATCATTTCTTCTTCAATCACTGATGCTACTGTAAGTAATGCTTATGATGCTGGAGGAGGTTCAAACTATGAGAACTTTACAATGCTCAAGGAACATATACCTTTGAGTGTAAAGACTCTGGGAGTAGCAATTACTAAGGAGGACTTTGAAAGCTTAGCTATGTTAGTAGATGGTGTAAACAAGGCTAAAGCCGATTATGAATGCGGTAGAAAGCTTACAGTATACATTAGCCCCGATGGTGGAGCAGTAGCTTCTTCTGAGTTAATCAGTAGAGTATATAATCTATTATCTCAAAGGGCTCCAATGACTACTTGGCTCAAGGTTAAATCTGCAGGCAAAGTTCAAATCATTTTGGAAATGGATGTCACTGGAAAGAAATCATATAAGACTGCCGAGATACAGACTCAAATCCTTACTGCTTTGTATAATGCCTACTCTCCAGAACAAGCAGAGATTGGGGGAAGCGTAAGGGTATCTGATATCTATGCTCTGATTGATAATTTGTCTACTGTAGATTACCTACACCTTACCAAGTTCTATATCAAGCCTTGGCCTACTACTATCTATGGCAACAAAGAACTTGCATTGGGACAATTCAAATTGAATAAGGCTACTGGGTCTATGACCTACTTCATAACCTTCAATTCATCTACGACTTTCACAGTACGTTCAGTATCGAATGGTTATGTAGCTACGGGCTCTGTTGGTGGTTCACTTCAGGTAGTAGACAAGGCAAATGGTTTTGACTTCTCCCTGGATATACAGAACAACAGTTACCAATCTGGGTACCGTTATTCAATTACAGTATCAGAACCCAACCATGATTATGAAGACCCTGGTTTTAATTTACCAGTATTCGAAAATGCTTCACAGTTAACACTAACCGTAAATGAGATAGTATGATAAACCTCAAAAACCTAATCGATTTTTTACCATTCGAATATAAGGACCAAGATACTTATAAGGTAAATGGTAAGGGCATTCTGGAGAGGTTTCTAGAAATTTGTGGAGAGCATTTTGAAGATTATATTACTAAGGACATTGATAACATTCTGGATATTATTGATATAGATAAAACTCCAGACATGTATCTCAACTTTCTTTGGCAATTCCTCGGAGAAATGCCCTTCGCTTATGGGAACACAATAGATGCCCAGAAGTGGTCAGAGTACTTTAATGGTTTCTACTCAGACAGTAAACTCCAGGAATTATCAAAGCTTTGGATAATACCCAAGGAGGGACCTTTTACCTTAACCAGTACTCAAGTAAGAAACATTCTAAGATACTCGGTATCTCTATTCAAGATACGAGGTACTTCTGAGTTCTTCGAAATAATGATGAGGCTATATGGGTTAACCTGTACAGTCTCAGACCCTGCTAAGGCAGATTCTTACGATGGTTGGATAAAAGGCCATCCTTACTTCGACCAATACTTCTTGTACGACGACAAGTATTCCTATGATAATACATTTGATTGTTCTCAATGTATACCGGTAACCTTTAGTCTTACAGGTCATGGGTATACTTCGAATTCGGAGGCATTCAAGAGATTTAGGGAAGCAGTAGAAAGTTTCTTCCGAAGATTCATACCTTACCACGTATCCTTCAATATCCAATATGGATTTACGGTAAACGATGGGTATGCAATCAAAGCAGAATTGGTAAACCCAGACCAACCAAATCTGATAACTTCTGAAGTATACGAAGTACCAGTTAGGGTAATGGTAACTGCTGATTGGCCTAATGCAGATTTAAGATTTCAGATATCAAGTGATAAGATAAACTGGGGATACACAAAACATCCAAGTGATTCCATATTTAATATACCAAGGGCTGGTACTTATTATTTCAGAAGTGTTGGGGATAACTCTAAGATAACCCAAATCACAGTAGGTCAAGAATCCTATAATAGGGTATATTCAATTACCTGTGACCCAGTTACTGCAGAGATAACTCCATCAAAGCTAAGTGTATATACGGTAGTAAGGGCTAACGTATCTTATAAGGGACAAATCAAAACTTGTAATGTTCGACTGTCAGGGACTGACCAAGTAAAGGTATCAGGAGCAACTTGGGAATTTAAAGAACCAGGTACTTATTACTTTGAGATTGTAGAGTTCCCAGTAAAGCAAACTTCCTTTGTAGTAACCAGACAAGAGATTACTTATAAGGTAAGATGTACTCCCTCTGAGTTTCGAGTTGGGGATAAACAAAGTATACGGGATGCAACTACTACCCTAACCATCGAATCCAATTACCCAGAATCATTTACCGGGGACTTATACTGTAGGTTGGTAGGTGACACTAAGTTATTTAAGAATGGTGATAAGTTTACTGCCAGCAGTTATGGTACCTATAAGTTTAGGTGTACTCTTGATAAAAGAGAAACTGAAGAAGGTGTAGGTATCTTCGAAGTAACTTCTGGTAAGACTGCAATCTATCGAGTTAGTATTAACCCACCATCCTCTACTTTGTTCAATGGCTCAGCCAAGACCGCAGTAAGTATTCAACGTATCTCAGGTAATGGAGATGATTATAGAGTAAGAGTGATAGAGACTGGGGAAGTATTTGATGCTAAGAGTGGTTATGTATATACTACTAATAGGTCAGGAACTTATACTTTCCAATCCGTAGCATACCCCTCTGCAAGGACTATCTGGACTGTAAGCAATTCTCCAACAGTATATCAGAATAAGTTAAAGATAGTTCCTTCAGATACTACCGATGAACATTGGCAAGAACCCGATTGGACTTTACCTGAAGACCAGATTGATGATACCTATGCAGTATATGCTTTGGTAGATGAGAAGTCTGCTTGTAAGTTCTCACTGGAAGAGATGAAGAATGGGGTAAATGTAAATGGTACTGCTACTTGTGATGAGACTGGGGAAACCTATAACCTGGGTGAAGAGATTACTCTTACCAAGGCAGGTACCTATACCTTTGTAGCTGATGATGGTTCTTCTCTAAGATGCCAAGTAATCCTAGAAGATTATCCAACTATCATTGAGATATCTTGTACTCCAGAGTATGCCGAACTAAAGGGTACTGTTAAACAAGTATCTACCCTAATCAAGTGTACTTCGAATAAACCAGATTTCGATAGTAGAATTAGGGAAGTAGGTAAGGTTAATACCTACGATGCTGGTGGACAAGGCTATGAATTCATCACTGCTCAAGCAGGAGAATATATCTTTGAATCAGTTGCAGATACTTCTAAGAGAACTAAGTTCACAGTAGTAGATGCAGATCTCTTAAGTGTTAGTCCTCAAAAGTTGGAATGGGATTTCGATGACCTATCGGAAAAGACTTTCACCATTACAACCTACAGTAATCAATCTTGGCAAATAGTAGAACAATGATAAACACAATCGATAGAATCACTGAGACCACAACTCAGTCTTTATTCAAGGCATTTACTGTGGGCATATTGGGAGAATGTACTCAAATCCTCCATGACCTGAGATGGATGATAGTATTAGCAATAATACTAATTCTATCCGACTTATGGTTTGGTATATCTGCGAGTAGAGTTCAAGGTATAGAAATTCGAAAATCTAGGGCTGGAAGAAGAACTCTAAATAAAGTAGTAGATTATATCTGCTATGTTTTATTGGGAGCTGTACTTGGTAAGGCTATAGGTGAACCTTATGGGATGGACCCAATCGTAGTATCCATAACTGTAATGGTGTTATGCTATTGCTTCGAAGTAGATAGTATATATGGGCATATCTGCGAAATACATGGTATCAAAAAGAAGTACAGTATATGGAAGATTCTCTTTAAATTGTTAACCTTCAAGTTCAAGGACTTGGGTGAAGCATTTAAGGATATGGCAGAACAAAAGAATAACTTTAAAAATAACAATAATGAAGACGTACTTTAAGTATGAAGGTATCATTAAATCAAAGGAAGCAGCAGAGGCAATTGCTGCTCCCTCTGGTTTAGGGCCATTCTGTGGTTTCGGCTCAGCCACCATAAATGGTAGTAGGTTAACGGTATCTCCTCAAGGAGTATCTGGGAGTAAGTATGCTAATGTAATCAAGGACCGTATCATGGCAAGGTACATGGCAAAGGCTTCAGAAGATGGAGAATTACCCGATGTAAACTTTGGTTGTATCTCAAGAGATGGATATGTATTTATCTCTGATGAGCAAACTCTTACTGTCGAAAATATTCAAGGTACTCAAGGCTCAACCGAAGAGGTATTACTCTTTGCAGTACATACTACTATCTCAGAACCAGTAGATAACCCAGTAGACTTCGTAGCCTATTGGAATGAATCCTCAGAAAGCTTCTATGGTTTATTCAAGAAGGCTAACGATATCTATTACCCGATTGCCGAGGCAAATCGTACTCCGAGTATACTCAATAGTGATGTATATTCCGATTATAATATGACCTATAGCAATCTTCTAGAGATGGTAGAGAGTGCTTGCCCTTATTACTCTAATAATAAGAATTCGGTTGTTCTTATCGGTATCTATGGTAAGGGTACAGATGCAATGACAAAACGAAATGAGAACTTTGCAATCGTACCCTACCAAGGTAAATTCCAAGAGATACCTTTTACTACTGCAACCTATAGTTCATTCAAAGAATCTATAAAGAGAACCGAAGAAATGAATACTGGGTTCCCAGTAGTAGATGAAGCAGGCAATTCATTGAACATCAAACAATACATTGATGCTCAACTTGAGGCAATCAGAAAAGAATTTGCCGAGTCTCTGAGTACTGCTAATCTCCCAATCGGTTCTATTATCCTCTGGGAAACTGATGTAATCCCAGAAGGATGGGCAGAATACACCAAGGCTTCTGGTAGAATAGTTATTGGTTACCAAGCAGGAGGTATTCAGATTGGTGATGAAACTATGTTACAGAATGTGGGTGATTACTATACACCTACTCAAGGTAATTTTCTTATCCAGATTAAGGGGGATGATTTGCCTAAACATAGACATGCTCTTGGTGTATCTAAAGGTAAGCAGGATAATGCTAACAACTGGGAGAACGTTCGTCCTCAGTCCTTCTTTAATAGAGAGACAGGTTTGAATGGTGACTTTGGTAGAGGAACTCCAACTAAGGGAATCCAAGATGGTGCTATTGTAGTGAGCTGGAATTTGCTTGGTGAAAGTTTCTTACAAGAGACTTCGGTAGAGACTTTGAATATCGAAAAATTACCACCGACTATTACATTACGATATATCCAAAAGATATCATCATAAGTAACTTCATTCCACTTCATAATATAGATTGAATTAGTTATTAGTATTAGGACACTTTACAAATCGTGTTTGCATAGTTGATTTTGAAAATCTGTTGGGAAAGGGACGTTGGGAAACGCCCCTTTTCTTTTGTGTTAATACTTAAGTTCTTCCTTAGCTCTATCTTCCCAGTATTGGATATCTTGTCTAAGTTCTGAGATATATCTCATGGAATCATTAGTCTTAGGCATTTCAAAAAACTCTATAAGCATTATGTTGGTAATTCGAGTACTATCCCCAAGTCTCTCTTTAATAAAAGGAGGAGGAGTTAGTAATACCTCAAATAAGAGATAGGCATCGGGAGAAAGTTTATCCTTCATATATTTATACATCATATCAAGCATTTCGGATTTAGCTTTCTCTTGTTCACTATCATCCTCTAACTCTTTATCATTATCGAATAAATCATCAAGCTTAAAGAGACTTTGATTATACTCTGCTTGTTCTCCGTATGCCGAACGAAGCAATTTATTTTTGAATGTACTAAGTGATGCAAGGATTCTTGCTTTAAGATGTTCTTCAGTACATTCACCATAGTATTTGTTGAAAACAAATAGCATCTTATCCCAGAAATAAGATTGAATGATATCAGGTGTAAGGTTAAACCTTTTATAATCAATCTGTCGGGTAAGATTTCTGATTACTGGCTTACAGACTTTATGAAGTCTGTTGAATGTAGCTTCATCATATTCCTGCATAGGTTTTAATCTATGAAGCTCTGAGCCATTATTTCCTTTACTTTTTCCCATGTTCTTTTAAATATTCGTTATGCAAATATAAGTATTTTTTCTTATATAAAATAATAATATTAAATATACTTGAGCTTAAGGTAGTGGATTAGTATGTTTCTAGATAGTTGTCAACATGCTCAGAACTATCTCGGTACTATCAAAATCTATTAGTTTATAAATATTGCAATATAGATATGAAAAAGTTTAAAGACTCAGTTAAATTTAGTTTTACTCCGGACTTCCAGTTAGAGATACTCCGGTTCATTCTAAGGGATAAAGAAGGTGGTTTAGTCCTGCGTCGGGTTAAATCAAGTTATCTGGTTCTCATAGAACATGCTCTTATATTCGAGGGCATATCAAAGTATTTTAAAAAGCAAGGCAAGATGCCTTCAGAAAATATTCTGAAGCAGGTTATAAAAGAATTGCTAGAATCAAAGGCATACGTCGATTTGGTAACTAAAGATGATATACCCAATATCAATAAACTAATAAGTAATCTCTATCATATACCCCTATCGGATTCTGATTACATAAAAGAAAAGATATATCAGTTCTCTACTTATGTTGAGATGAAGAACTTAAATGATTCCTTCGATTTGGATAACTTCGAACAATATGAAGAGTATTCGAGGAAGATTGAAAAGGTACTTCAGAAAAGTAAACCTAAGAAAGAAGATGAACCCCTATATATGATTCGGGATATTACTGAGAGACAGTTTAGAAGACAATCAGAACCTTCAGTTATACCTTGCCCATTTAGGCAGTTGAATGAACTAACTAATGCAGGAGGTTATCCAGAGCATTCTGTTAATGTGATACTAGATAAACCCAAGGCAAAGAAAACCTTCTTTATGGTAAACCTTGCAAGAGGTTATCTCAGAATGAAGAAGTCAGTATTATATATTGATACGGAAAATGGTCAAGAACAGATCATGGACCGTTTCATTCAATCCAGTATTAATAAAACCAAGAAGGAATTATACTCGGGTGAATATGATAAACTTGAGGCAAAGCATTTAAGGAAACTTGCAAGGTTTGGAGTTGAATTAGTAGTTGAGCGTGTACCAGCAATGATTACTAATACCACTTATATAAGGGAAAAGATAATTCAACTTCGTAATCAAGGAATCGATATTAAAGTTCTTATGGTTGACTACGCTGGTAAACTTGCATCAATAGCGGGGGATAGGGAAGATTTCGAAAGAATATCTAATGTATATATAGACTTGAGTAACTTAGCCGAAGAAATGAAACTTGATATAATCTGGACTGCACATCATATTACTAGAGAGGGTAAAAAACATAGAAAAACCAGATATGATGAAAATGATATATCTGGTTCTATAGCCATAGTAAGAAATGCTCAAGTAATTATGGGGTTAAATGCTACAGAACAAGAAGAAAGGGATGATATATTAAGGGCCGAGATAGTGGTTCAAAGGGATGGTCTACCATCAGGTAGAGCTCTTTTTAAATGCTCTACAGAAACTCAACGGTGTACCGAATTTACTAGAGAACAACGAAAAGAATATGACAGGGTATATGGAGAACAACTGGATAATTCTCTAAAAAGTTCTAGTAACCCAGATGCTAATATGGAGAAATATAACAAAAAGCAAGGAGATATATAATGAAAGATAATATACCAGGATTTATGGGATACTACGTTTCTAAAACTGGGAGCGTATATTCAAGATATGTCCGAGGAAGTAGGGGTAAATTAAGTAATGAGTTTACCCCACTAATACCAAAGAAACGTCCCAAATACTATAGTGTATCCCTTTATAGGGATGGTAAGTCTACAAAGATTTTTGTTCACAGATTAGTAGCTACTGTTTATGTACCTAACCCCAATAATTTACCTGTAGTAATGCACTTAGATAACGATATTTATAATAATTATTATAAGAATCTAAAATGGGGTACCCAGAAAGAAAATGTACACCAATCTATCAGGGATGGTAATAATCTGATTTCAGTAATGGGTAAGGATAATATACATCGTAAATTAAACTTAAATGATATACCTAAAGTAAAAGCTTATTATAATACATTACTATCTGAACTAATCCAATTAGGGTTTACTAAATGGAAAGTAAACAAAACTTTATTAAGGGTTCTAGGAAAGAGATTTGGAGTTGGTGATAGGGTAATTCGTAATATATTAAATAACAGTTATGAAAACAAAGAAAGTAGAGGTAGTAAAAGATAGATGATCTGATGGGATAGCTTTAGAAATATCTCATAATGGTTGGCAAATCACTGCTATTAATGATTTAGATTTAGAGGATTTAAAGAAACTTCGAAAAGTAATTTAGAAAAGCTATAAGAGGGTATGAAAATAACCAATCAGTTTAAATCTAGACTAAGGACATACTTCATTAAACGATTAGGAGCATTCGATTATAAGCATGGATGGTTACGTATACCAACTTGCCCCTATTGTGGGAGAGAACATAAGTTGGGAGTTAACCTTTCTATGTATAGAACCAATTGTTTTAGATGTAATGCCCATCCTTCTCCTGCTCAACTAATAATGGATATAGAAGGATTTACTGAGTACCATGAACTAATTAATTTTTTGAACAATGGCCAATTTGATGAACTACAGTTTAAGGAAGAGAAAATCGAACTTGCCGAAAGTAAGCCAGTATATCTCCCTGAGGGATTTAGAAACATTTCGCTCGGGGATAGCCAACTTGCAAAAAGCATTCGGGGATATATCAAGAAACGCGGCTTTAACCTCGAGAAGTTTTCAAGATACGGTATCGGCTATGGAACAAGCGGCTCAACATATGGGTACCTTATCATCCCGTTTTATTATCGAGGACAACTTAGGTATTACAATGCTCGAAATGTTATCGGCAAAGGGCCCAGATATAATAACCCAGACAAAGATATCACCGGTTTGGGAAAACAATTTATCATCTTTAATCATGATGCGTTGGAGATGTATCGGTCGGTATTCATTTGCGAAGGGGCACTTAATGCTCTCACAATTGGGGATAGAGCAATTGCCACAATGGGCAAAGCTATTAGTCAGTACCAAGTCAATGAACTACTTAAATCCCAATGCGAAAGATTTATTATATTGTTGGACCCAGACGCAAAAGAATATGCCATCAACTTGGCTCTCAAGCTTGTTGCATATAAAAAAGTCAAGGTGGTGTTTTTACCAGACGGAAAAGACGTAAATGATTTAGGGAGAAGTCAGACACTTAAGCTAGTATATCAAACAAGGTATCAAAGTTATCAAGAACTGATTCAAATCAGAAACTCATTGAAATAGGGAGTTCCTATTATATTATAAAATAATATATTTATGCGTGAACCATCTATCCATATAACTAAGTCTCAGTTTGAGGAAATATTAAATATCTTAGAGGTAGATAATTTCCCAGTTGAGGCTTTTTTTGTTATTGCTCGAAAGGAGGCAATAAATCATAGAGCAGTCTTAGTTTCTAACAATAAAAATACTAAGCGAGTTAATAACATATTACTAGCATCTAAGGGGGATGCTGCCCTCGTTGCTGATATTTTATATGCAACTCGTATAAAATTAAAGCATAGAGGAGTTCGGAAAATAAACGAAAGTAATTCCCGAGAATGGGCAAATTGTAAAAAGCTTGCAGAGATATGTAATACCTTTTGTGAGGATTTTAAACTTGATACCAGAGAAGGTTTTATCAAGTATATAGAGACTGGACTAAAAAGGATGACTGATTATCGTAATGTTATGCAAAGGTTATTATCTATGCAAGAAAACATCACTAATCAAATAGATGCCGAATTAGAATTACAGCATTCAGATTTGGAACTTACTAAGGAGATACATGATTACTTTATAGGTAAGATTGCTAAGGCAACTGGTATATATGAGTCTTATGAAAATAAACCAGAGAAGTATGTACACTTTGCAAAGGTAGGTGAATTCTTAAAAGAAGAGGGCTGGGATTATAAGACCTTCATCGATGCTCAGTTTGAATCTCTTGCATGGTGTAATGGTTTACCAGACATTGCACAGATGTATACCGATAAAGCAATTGAAAGATACAATAAGTATTTATATAAGAATAAGAATAAACAACTACTCGAAGATGAACCCATAGTAGAGGGAAGTCTTTGGGATAAAATCAAAGAGTAATATGAAAGGTTTACAATTTTTAGGAAACAGAGTGGAGGATGCAGCTAATGCTTTTATTGATGTCCTCAAGTATTCAGACCAGTCAGTAGATTATCCGGATTTTAAGGATATTGAACCCTGGCCTGATGAGATAGTTAATATGTTCTATGTAATTTGGAAGAACGCCAAATTCTCAGAACTAAGTGCAATCATTATGTATACTCAGCAGTCAACTAGATTTAAAGAGATTTCGGAATTGATGTTGGGTATTGGATTAGTAGAAATGAGACATCTCGATAAGATATCAGATTTCATACAATTGGCAGACCCTTATGAAGATTACTCTGTAATCAACATTAATCCTACAATTGAAATAGGTTCTACTTGGGAACAAGCTTTGAAGATTGCCTGGGATTCCGAAATAGAAACTATCGGACACTATAAAAAGATTCAAAAAGCAATTGCTCAATACAATGAACGCCCAGATTATGATGATGTGAATTATTTCCTTGAGAAATTGATTGCCGATGAAGAACATCACATTAAACTTCTTAAGGAAGCTTTGGGAGTAGATAAAGGTACTAAGGGAGTAACCGTAATCATTAAGTAATATGAGTCAAGTAGCAATTATATATAAAGAATCCCGAGATAATTATATCTCGGGCAATTCCTATACATGGTGTCCTTGTTGTGGTAAATGCTATATATTATCCGAAGAGGAAGTGGTAAATGCCATAGACAATGATTTATCAGTATATGCCGAATGTTCTTGTGGTAATTCATTTTACATAGAAACAGAAGATGAGCAAGATAATTATTCAGAATGGTAATATGTGTGAACTCGACTTACCTCTTAAGTTCGCACAGAAACTTTATAATGAGTTTGCCATTCGACATCCGAATGCTTTCTACTTACGTACAAGGCAAAGAGGTATGCAGAATTGGGACGGTAAGATTCATTACATCACCAAGACTGGGCAATTTAAAATAGGTTTACTTCCCAAAGTATACGATATGTGTATTGAGATGGGGATTAAACCTAAAGTTGTAGATATGAGACAACCTTTACCTAAAGTCAGTAAAGTAGTTACGAATATAGGTAAATATAAATTAAGGCCAGAACAAGAGAGGGCTGTTAAGGCAGTTATCAATAATAAGATAGGGAATACACCTTTTCAAATTGGAGTATTGGATTTGACTGTAAATTTTGGGAAAACCCTTATCATGACTTCTCTTTACTTGTCTTATAAGAAACAGTTAAAGACTTTGCTAATAACTAATGACTCCGATTGGTTAAACCAAGCTAGAGAAGAATTTAAGCAATATCTCCCGGGGGAGAATATCACATTTGTTCAAGGCAAGGTTTTAAACTGGAGTAATTTTACTATAGGTATGGTTCAGTCTATTTCGAGGAACATGAGATTCTATCAAAAAGAATTATCTCAGATAGACATGGTACTTGTGGATGAGGCTGACCAGGGAGGTAGTAAGCAATATCAGGATGTAATCACTCGGTTATTTAATACCAGAGTTCGTATAGGATTATCTGGTACCATTTATATGAGTAAGCTTGCTAAGGATAGGGTTAAGAATATGAACTTAGAATGTTTCTTTGGTAAAGTACTTGCTGAGTTCAAACTCAAGGATTCTATCAAAAAGGGTTACTCAACAAAAACCGTTGTAAAGATGGTACCTGGTAAACCCTGGTATGGTAATTGGGAATCTGATTGTATTTCCTATAAGGAAATATACGATGATTCAATCACCAATTGTTATACAGCTTGGTTAATGGCTTATAATAGATTACTATGGAACCTTAATCAAGGCAGATACCCTGCTCTTGTAGTATGCAAGCATATTGCACATTGTGAAAATCTATATAAGTTCTTTAAAAAGAAACTGGGCGATGCCTATAATATTGCCTACGTGCATGTTAATACTCCCTCTAAGTTAAGACAACAAATAATGAAGGATTTTAGAGAAGGTAAAATAGATATCCTGGTATCAACTACAATCATTGCTCGAGGTAAAAACTTTCCTAAGCTTAGGTATTTACTTAATGCAGCAAGTATGGATAGCCAAGAAAAATCCATTCAGTTCCTGGGTCGTTTGGTAAGAACCGATAAATCGAAAAAGAAAGTATACCTTGATGACCTTCATTATCCTGGGAATTATTTAGATAGGCACGGTAAACATCGGAAGCAATATTATCAGAGACAAGAATTGAAAGTAATACTGTTAGATAAGCTATGGAAGAAACATCCTAACCATAGCCTTATTAAGAGTTAACTAGAAGTACTATGAGTATTTACTTTTTCTCCGTAGGAGGAAAAGAAGATTACAATTAATAAGCATATAGGCATTATGAATAATGATAAACTAATATGTATCAGAGATGAAGATGATACTAAACTAACTACTCTTTTATCAGATGGTTGGAAGATAATTCAAATCTCTGCATCGGGTATTTATTGCTGGGTACTCTTAAGGAAAACCCAATAACACTAAAAAGAAAATTAAAGGCTTTCAGTGATGGAGAAATATATTTTAATTACAGCGGTGGTTATTATGATAATAATACTCGCTTTAGACTTCATATTTTCTAAGGATGGTTATCAATGCCATTCATGTAAGAAACGTTTTCATAAAGAGGATTTGGAAATCAAGGGATGGCATTTCAAAGAATGGGTCTGTCCCAATTGTAAACACCTTAATTATACTTATGATGAGGAAGATTAAAGAATGGTTTAAGTCTCTCGTTGTTGGGGAGGTACCCAACCCTAAACATGTATTCAACTGTAGAGATTTGATATGGATATCAAGCTTGGAAACTTCTCAAAATACTCCCGAATGCTTTACTCATTATTTCTATCTGTACTGGAGTAATGGTATGGTAGTCAAAGTATGTCAAGAGAGTCATGATAGAAATTCATACCAAGAATTATATAAACTCAGGGAACTATTTATTAATAACATGGGTTATTCCTATGTTCCGATAGAAGATAACAGTGAGATATACATTTATTATAAACGTAAAAAGGATATATAATGGCTAAGTATCATTTATATATACGGGCAATTCCTGGGTATCCGGGTTATTATGCAACTGTAGATGGAGATATACTTAAGAAAAGAGAATTACCTCTTTTTAAACTTACTCCTACCAAAGTTCATAATGGTTATTATACTGTTAAAATTATACACCGAGTTAAGGTTCATAGGTTAGTAGCTTTAACTTTTTTACCTAATCCTAATAATTATCCTATTGTAATGCACAAGGATAATAATCCAGAGAATAATAGGGTAGGTAATCTTAAGTGGGGAACCCAATCTCAAAACATGAAACAGATGGTTAATGATGGTAGACAAAGAAAATCTAAAATAATTAATTATAAATCTGAGGTATTAACCCTACATTCTCAGGGTTTTTCTATCCCTGAAATAATCAAGTCTGTGGGGATCAGTAAAACTTCAGTACATCGTATAATAAAAGGGAAGCTATGAGTAAGAAAAGTAAACCAAAAAAATTACCCGATTTAAGTAAACAAGATATTTTAACACCAATAGATTTAACTCAGTTGGGAACTAATGGTGATGTTTGCTTTGGTATTGGATATGATTTATCAACTAAGGAATGTAAACTATGCGGAGACTCAGAATTATGTGCATTCAAGATGTCACAGAACTTGAACATTACAAGAAAAGAACTTGAACAGAAGAATCAATACAAGGATTTGGATGTACTTGAAGATACCGTTGGTATCAAGAAATACATCCGATGCTTGATTCGGAAAGGCAAAGAGAAAAAAGAAATTATCTCAAAGACAGTTGAGAAATTTGAAGTACCAAGAAAACGTATTAGAGAACTTTATAAAGAGTGTACTAAATAATGAAACCAATAGAGATGATATGGGCTATGTTCAAGGTATACCTTAACAACCCAAACTATTTTGTAAAGCAAGAAGATGTACTTGCTAACCTTTGTATGGAAGGTTCTACCGATGTAATCAGAATGTGTAATTCATTGGGAGTACATGTTTCTAGACCCGAGAAATTAACCTTTGGACAACTTTTACGTAAATGTAATATATTATGAACAGATTTAGATTTATCAAAGTAAGGGAGGTAGTATCTCCCAACAGAGCAAACCCAAATGATGCTGGGTTAGATTTTTATGTACCAACCAACTTGACTTCAGAGGATATCCACTCTAAGAATGAATTTGATTCAGGAGGATATGATTTGGATATACCCTTTAGTGAATCATTCGTAAGGCATATAGCTTTAAAACCAGGTCATCGTATACTTATCCCATCAGGTATCAAAGGTTTGCTAGAACCTCCTGCATCTATGTTAATGGCAGCAAACAAATCTGGTATAGCTACTAAGAAAGGGTTAATCTTTACTGCCGAGATAGTAGATTCTCCCTATGTTGGAGAGATACACATTGGAGTATACAACACTTCTCAAGAAGCCCAGGTTATTGAGGCGGGCCAGAAGCTGGTACAATTTATTCATGTACCTATCCATATTACTGAACCAGAAGAGATTCAACAAGAGGAATTTTATACTGAATCCCAGATGTGGGGAAGTAGAGGAGGGAATGGTTTTGGTTCATCAGGAAGTAAATAATCATGGACATCAGGAATATAAATGAACAAGTGCCTCAGGTAGAAGAAACTGAGGCACGGATACTACAAGAAATGTATGATCTTGGGATAGAACAATTCTCTGGATATAAATCTATAGAGAAGTTACCAGATTATCCTTTAGATATAAATAACCCAAAGAACCAAGTTATCCTAAAGGATTTTATTGGTAGAGTTATAGAAGAATTAACCGAAGGATTCGAATCTACAGATGAAGTAGTATCTATATACCGTAACTATGGTTGGAATAATGATTGTTTAACTCAAGAGGAATATACTCAGGTATTAAACAGTCTAGCAAATGCAAATGAGGAACAAGCAGATGCCTTGGGATTCTTCTTTACTTTGATTTTGTATTCTAATATATTGCCAGAAGATATTCTGAAATACCAAGATGCAAAGAGTTTATTTGAGGTAATGGCAATCGGAGTCAAAGACCTACTCATCAAGTACCCAGATCATCGAAGTGTAAGGAAATATCCTATATTAAGTTCAACCGATTGGGCAAGAGAGGATAGAGCAGAGTATGATAAGATAGTTTCTTATACCCCAGGTTTTCATGAAATGAGCGAGATATCTCATGAAAACGAGAAGCTATATTTATGGGAAGTAATATATGAACTCAATAAAGCAAGGAACTTCCTTAAATGTAGACCCTGGAAACAAACTCAAGTAATGACCAAAGAAATAGATTTTCAGGAATCATTAGTAAAAGCTTTCTATCTCTATATGGGATTCTTAGCCATGAATGGGTTTACTCCTTGCGGATTATTTAGTTTATTCTTTAAAAAACAACGTCTCAATTTATGGAGGCAAACTACAAATTATTAGTAACCAATTAAAAATCAGCCAATTATATGTCGGGTTGGAATAAGAAATTAGAGGGGCTTCAACTTAATACGGAGGAGTCCCTCCATTCGTTAGAATTTGCTACTTCACAGGAAGCATGGGAAAAACTCAATGAGGGATTCCTAAGATTAGACCCAATCCTATTTGGGAAAGGAGCTATGGCTAATAGTGGGGTAGCAGTAGTGTATAATGTATTTATAAAAATACGAAAAGCATGGGTAGACCCAGAATTTGATTATGGGCGGTGTTTCAATTATAAAGAAACTAAGTGGACTAGCTTATTGAATAACTACATAGATTTTAATAAGCTTGACTTGTTGCGTAGTAAACTGAGAGTACTGAGAAATAAGTACAATCAGAATTACAATATAACTTATATGTTCAATAATCATCATGATAACGGTAAACAATGTCTAATAGCTGCGACTTTTTCAAAACGATTCGGGGAGGACATCCCAGTTATTACAATGGTAGTTCGGGCTTCGGAAATTACCAAGAGGTTAATATTCGATTTCCTATTAATTCAACGAATGTCAGAGTACGTATATGGGCCGGACCAGTCAGTACAAATCAACCTATTTGCGACTCAAATGTACGGAAATGTGGAGACACTTTTAATGTATCATACCCATAAACCTTTGAAGAAGGTACTTAAAGGAGCAGAGGAGAATTCATGGAATAAGAGGATAAAAGAGATATGGAAAAAATTCCAAAAGGGCACAGAGAAGGAATTCTCTTCATTCAAGGTATTCTTTAGAAGTTTTAAAGTGCTTCGACCAGATTTATATGAGGAAACATATAAATCAATGAAAGCAAAAGAATTACTTCTCGAGTATGAGGATATAGAATACCCGGAGAATGTAATCTCTTACTCTCAACGTAAAGCCTATAAAAAGAAACTTTTAAAACAAAAGAACAATGGAAGCTAAGGAATTTTTAAATCAGAAGCGTATAGGATTAGTAAACAAATTCTATTACCAAGTTTTTGAGATTAAAAAGAACGGGGGAGAACCAGATATACCCTTGTTATTAAAAGAGGTAGAGGATTTTGATGATTTTGTATATCGCTACTGGCATATGACCTGGGTTAGTTCTACAATGTCATACAATTAAATATTTATATTATATGAGGATATATTCTAACAGTTTTGAGTTAATGTCCGAAATGGGCAGAGAACTCAACAGTTATGGTCAAACTGTAAAACCAAAGACCTATCAAAATAAAGTGATTGAAGGTAATGAGGATTTTATTACAAAAGAACTCATTTGCCAACAATATTGTTTAACTTCACTTGGAGACCCAGTATGGTTATTCATATTCTCTCATTCAAAGGAATGGGCAGATGCCGAGTTTAAAGAAAGAATTGGTTGGTATGATTTAAATCCAGGTAAAGCTTGGGAATTGAGAAAAGATTTATGGGAACAGTTTTTGGTGAATGGTAAGTTTGATTACACCTACCCAGAGCGTATTTGGAACTCGTTAGACATTTATGGTAGTACCTCTTTTAACTGTGATTCAGCAATGCAATCAGTTATTGAACTTCTTAAGAGAGATAATGATACTCGTAAAGCAGTACTCCCTATATTCCATGGTACAGATTTAAGATTCCTTGATGGAAGTAAACGTATACCTTGCTCAATGTATTATGATTTCCTTATCCGTCAGAATGGTAAAGGAGAGAAGGTATTACATATTTGCTATCATCAAAGAAGTTCGGACTTTGTACAACATTTCGGTAATGATGTATATCTTGCATGGAGACTCATGCAATATGTAGCTAAAGAGGTAGGAGTAAAACCGGGTTATCTGTATCACACAATCGATTCTCTTCATGCTTATAAGAAAGATTGGACATCATTAGCATCTAATCTGGAAGACTTACAAGAGAAATACTAATAATGAGGGATGTATCTACTACTGGTGGGTATGTCCCTTTTTCTATTTTAAAATATGGAGACACGGTATACAATAATAAAAAACAAGAGAGAGCTTAAGAAACTTATTGCTTGTTGTAAAGCTACAGGTTATGCTTGCTGTGACTACGAAACAAATGCAGAACCAATATATAATAAGGGTTTTAAGCCAACTATACTCTCAGTATCCTGGATGCCAGGGTTTGGTGCTTCCATTCCTTTAGACCATTTCGAAACAAAAGATTATACTTCACCGGGTTGGAATTGGAAAAAGATGCTAAAGAAATTTGGGGAAGAGGTAATCGAGAATTATGACATTGTAAAGGTTGCATGGAACTGGAAGTTTGATGACCAGATAAACCAAAAGTATCAAATATTCTATAGGGGTACTTGTTTAGATGGTATGCTTGCAAAATATGTTCTTAATGAGGAAAAACCCCATGACCTAAAATCAATGGTAAGAAGGTATTTGCCTGAGCATGGTAATTATGAGAAACAAGATGCTTTTGATAAAATACCTTGGGATAAAAAAGAATTAGACCCACTTTGCCATTATGGGTGTCAAGATACAGATTATACTCTTAGGTTAATGATATTCTTTGAGAAGAAGTTGGTGGATTTAGGTATGTATTCGGTATTCCGTAATTTATTCATGTGTAATTCACGAGTACTAACATCGGTAGAAAAGGAGGGTTTATATCTAGATACTGAGTTCAATAAAAAGCTTTTGGAAGAATATAAACCAAAAATAGATGCTGCTAGAGACGCAATATACGCTTTGCCAAGAGTAAAGAAATTCGAAAAGAAGTATAACCAAGAAAAGATTGATAAATATATTCAGTCTATTGAAGACGAACTTGAAGAGTTAGATTATAATGACCCAAAAGATAAACGGAAGATTGCATCAAGGGAACAGAAAATCTCAAATATCAAAGCAGGTATATTCACAACTAAAAAGGAACAAGAATTAATAAGGCCCATTAATTTGGGTAGCCCAGTTGATTTACCTGCATTGATGTATTCAGAAGATGGCTTTCATTTTAATGTGATTAAGGATAATGAATCTGGTAAACCAAGTACTGATGAAGAAACTCTTACTAACCTTAGGTTAACGATTAAAAAGCCAGATTCACCAAAGGCAATATTCCTTGATAAGCTTCTTGAATTACGAGGGTTAGAGAAAATGTATAAGACCTATATTTATGGATGGTGGGAAAAAGTACAAGATGATTCCCGATTACATGGTAGGTATAATATACACGGTACAGATTCTAATAGATTTAGTTCTGCAGACCCAAATATGCAGCAGATACCAAAGACGTCAGTAGACCCAAATATCAAGAAACAATTGATTGCCCCTCCTGGATATTTATATATGGCATTTGACTACTCTCAAGCAGAGTTAAGAATGATGGCACACTTATCAGGTGATGAAACTTATCTTGATGCTTTTGCAAAGGGGGCTGACCCTCACTTGGGTATAGCAGCAGCAAAATATGGGGTATCAATTGAAGAAGCATCTAGGATATATGAAGATGAAAATCATCCAGACCATAAACTATGGAAGACTAGAAGAAAACAAGCTAAGCAAATTGCATTCGGTTTGATTTATGGTATTGGGGAAGCTTTACTTGCAGTAAAACTATCCGACCCAAAAGCTGGTATTATAGTTACTAAAGAAGAAGCCCATAAAGAAATGGCAGAGTTCTTTGAGAAACATCCAAAGATACTTAAGTTCAAAGAGAAGCAAGAGAAATTCCTTCGTAAGCATGGGTATTATACTCAGTTATTTGGTACTAAGAGAAGATTACCACAAATATACTCAAATGATAAACAAGAAGTTGCTTATGCCATCCGTTTGGGACTTAATTTCCCATGTCAAGGTGCTGCAGCAAATATGACTAATTTTGGAGCTATCCTTGTTTATTGGTTAATGAGACAAGGTAAATTACCCATGATGAAAGAAGCTTGTACAGTTCATGATGCTGTATATATGTATTCTAAACCAAAGGATATAAATACATGGACTGTATATACCATTTGGAATATCCTACGTAACCCAAGTACTAAGAAATACTTTGGTTTCCAAGTTGATGACGTAACTCTATCAATGGATTTTACAATAGGTAGGTCTATGGCAGAAGAATTACCGTTTATGCCAGGCTATGATTATACTAGAATGTTAAAACCAGACTTTTCAGTAGAAGAGTACATGGAAGAATATCATAAGTTTAAAACCCATAAGATTGGTAATTTTAGTGCAGCTTCCCCCGAGGTATTTATGGAACTATATAAAAAGGAAATCCATAAATATCAACGAGAATATGAAGAATCGAGAAAAGGGTAATATACCAGGATTTAGTAATTACTACATATCCCGTACTGGGAAGTTATATTCGAAATTTACTGGTAATTGGAGATTGGTAAAACCTGCTATGAAAGATAATGGTTATTTATCTAACTCTTTAGTAGGAGATGATGGTAAACGGAAGAATTTCTATAGACATAGGTTAGTGGCTTCCACTTATATACCTAACCCAAACCATTATCCTCAAGTATGCCATAAAGATAATGACCCTGAAAATAATAGAGTAAGTAATCTATATTGGGGAACTGCTAAGATGAACATGGGTCAATGTATAGAAGATAAAAGGTTCTATTTTGTTGGCAAAGAACGAGAACGTAAGGTAAATGTAGAATTATTAATTTCTAGGTACATAGAAGGTATACCAAGAAAGGATATACTAGAAGAATTTGGTATCTCAGTTGGTGTATTGTATAAAATATTACGGTATAATAACATAAAACTAAGAAAATGAAAAAGATTTTGAACGGACCCACAGTATGGAGGGCTAAATGCCCAGTATGTGATTGCGAATTTGAATACGATGCTTGTGAAATACGTAGTGAATTTTTAGAATCTCCTACGGATTATGAGATTATACGAGTAGTAGAATGCCCAAGCTGTAAATTTAAGATAAATCATAAAGAAAATCCAAAATCACCTACAGAAGTGAAGAAAGAGGATACTATGTCCACATAAATAAAATAAATTTATGAAACCATGGCAACAAATGAGGAATATCAAAATGCGAGTAAATTAACTGCCCTTACCTATATGATTGCAGGATGTTTGGGTTATTCTATTGAGAATCTGTTTAAATACCTGGATGCTACGAATTTAAAGGTAAGTGGACAAGAAAAGATGTTATTCAATAGAGTAAAGACCCAATTACATCAATTACAGACTAACCTTACTACATTAGAGGATATGGCTTTTAAAGTAATGGCCACTGATGAGGATGGGAAACTTGCTTATGAAGATGCTACTCATATTTATTGGGCAGCTTTCTTAGTATTATTAGATAGAGGGGGAACTGATAACTTATGCGACTTACGATTAAGAGCTTTAGTAGATAAGATTAGTCCCTATAAATCTCTTCTTAGATTGCCTGGTATGAGTTTAGCTTATCAAATGGCTTTTGCTCAAGTATCTAATGCTATAAGTAAAGGCGAATTTAGTAAGGAAGACTTTAAAAACCTATTAGAAGTTTATGAAGACGGAGCTAAAAAAACTAAAGGTTAAATTTGAGGGTAGGACCCTAGAAATCGATATCCAAAAGGAATTATCTATCAATGAGAATATTATTAATTCTCAGCTACGAGAATCTCCTTCTAGTTATTATGTACTTGCTTCTCTTAGAGATAAGTATATAAAGGAAAGAGATTTACTAGCAAGGGAAAAGGATGAAGCCTATTCCAATGCTTGGGTATATTATAAGGATGCCAATGAAAGGTGGAATAACGAATATGTTTCTCATAAGGCAAATCTTAACAAGAAGTATTCTTCCATTTATGAGAGATACTTAAAAGCTGTAGAAAAAGCAAATAAGTTCATAGCTATATGTAAAGCTTATGAGAGTCGGGAGAATATATTAAGAACTATTAATGCGAATCTAAGAAAGGGTTAACCCATTGAACTATAAATAATTACTAACTTTTAAAAACAGTATTAGAATATGAATTATTCAATGACATTTATCTCACCTCTTGTGGCTGAGAAATTTAATCAAGAATTACCTGGATGCCCTACAGAAAACCGGGTACTTATTTTATCTCCAAAGGAGGTAAACCAAACTAAATCGGGTTTGATTATCCCTGAACAAGTAAAAGAGGGAGTTCCTCGTAAAGGGGTTGTAGTAAAGAGTGGGGAAATTACCGAAGAATACAAAACCTACCGAGAATTGGTTGCTGTAGGTAGAATAGTTACCTATGGTTTGTATGCAGGTAAAGAACTTGAATTCGAAACGGACAAACTATCTCCTGCTCTCAAACAACTTTTAGAGAAAAACGTTCTTACCGTATTGAGTATGAACGAAGTAGTTTACTCAGAACCGAATAATTAAAACTAATCATTATGATAAAAGACAAGAAGAAAAAGAAAGTTTCATCAGAGGGACTTTCTACAAAAGAAAAGATGCTAGCTAGAAAGAAACAGCTAGAATCCAAGGGAAATGGTAGTGGGTTAGTATATCCAAAAGAGGGAACTCTGAGGATGAGAATTAAATCTCCGGGTGATGACCAAGAATTGGGTATCGAAATTATTCAATTCTACCTGGGTGGCAATTTGGGAGGAGTTATATCTCCGGCTACTTTTGATGAACCTTGCCCATTCATGGAGAAATACCAAGAATTGAAAAACTCCAAGGATGAAGATGACAAGGAACTTGCCAAGAACCTGGTACCAAGAAGAAGATATGTTATCGGTGGTATCATTTACTCAGATGAAAAGGGTAGTAAGGTAGATTACGAAGGCAAAGATAAGGGAGTTTTAGTTCCTCGCTCAGTATACCAGGATATCATTGACCTTTACCTTGATGAAGATGAGGCAGGTGATATGACAGACCCAAAAACTGGATACGATATCAAGGTAATTCGTTCCGGGTCTGGTAAACTAGATACCACTTATTCTGCCCGTGCTTGCAAACCGACTAAGTTGGACAAGAAATATCAAGGTACAATTGACCTTGAGGGGATAGTTCGTTCTCAAATCAAATCCTATGATGAGTTGGAAGATTTACTTTCACAGTATCTAAACGAAGACCATGGGGATGACGATGATGACGATAAGTCAAAGAAGAAAAAGAAAAAGGGAGTTCACAAAGACCATTACATGGAAGATGATGAACCTAAGAAAAAGAAAAGAAAATACAAATCGGATATTTAAGGGTTAGTAATATGGTTTCATTCGAAGGTGGTAATTAGATTCGTTCTGTTATCACCTTCTTTAGGTTATCACCTTCTTTAGTTTAAAGACATTACATTATGGCAAAGAAATCTAAGGTTGGTTTAAAAGTACCAACAGCAAATGAGATGGCAAAGAAATATGGAAGTATGATTAAATTAGCTTCAGAAGTTACTGATACCGATTTATATATACCATCTACTTTCTTTGCTCTGAACTACTTATTCGGTAAGGGTATTCCTTATGGTAAAATCGTTGAGATTGCTGGAGAGGAATCCTCTGGTAAATCTTTAGTGGCTTATAACTTTGCTTATGCTACTCAACAACTTGGAGGTCATGTGATATGGGTAGATGCTGAACAATCCTGGATGAATTCTTGGGCTGAAATAAATGGGGTAGACCCCGCAAGAGTAACCATTGTTAATGATACACGTATTGAATATATTGCAGATGTAGTAGCAGACTTAGCAATATATTTACGTTCTCAATTAACTCACAATGAACCGATACTCTTAGTAATTGATTCTATTGCAGCTACAGACTGTACAGATAATATCGATGCTAAGATGGTTGATGGTAAGGCTGAAATGGGAGGTAGAGCAAAAGCTCTTTACAAATACTTCCGTATCAGAAGTGAATTATTCTATAGATTAGGAGTATCTCAGATTTATATTAACCAATTAAGAACTGCTTTAAATGTCGGATTTGGAAAAGATAACACAACAACTACGGGAGGTGCTGCACTCAAATTCTATGCTTCAATCAGAGCTGCTTTCTATTCGGGAAGGTCTGTTACAATCAAACAAAACGGGAAAGAAAGAAAAGCTGGAAAACTTGTCACAATTAGACTTATTAAAAATAAGGTCGCTCCTCCTAGACCTACAATTAGTAAATGCCCAGTATATTTCAACCCTAAATTCCATGAGGTTGGATTTGATAGATGCTATGCTTTAGAAGATGTATTGGTAGATACCGATGTAATCGAAAAAACTACTGGTGGGTATAAATTGAAAGGGAAAACTCTTGCAAGAGGAGAAGAGAAATTCCAAAAGCTTCTGGAAGAAGACGATGAACTTCGTAGAAAACTTTTACGGAAAGCTGGAGTAAATACCATAGGTACTACTAAAAAACAACTGGAGAAAATAGAAACAAATCTATTCCCAGTCGATGGTGTAGAATATGAAAACTATTCAGATTCAGAAGAGGAGGAGGAAGACGATGAATAAGAAAGAGGTAGAAGGTATAGAGAAAGTAATTAAAGAGTACCTTAAGAAAAATTTGAGAATGGAATCTAGGGTTAGGTATCTAGATGCTTATAGCCAACCAGAGAATTATTTAGATGTATATCTTGGAGAGGAAAAGATTCAAGAAGTTTCACTTTATGAATTAGATTTTGGACGATGAGCAAGAAAACACAATTTACAAGGTCCAAGAATAAGATAGGTAGTCTGTCTTGGACTTCTCCAATCTATACTCATGGAGAAGGTAAGTATCAGAATAAAATACTTCATGATAATATCCCAGGATATCCAGGATACCACATCTCTAAGAGAGGTAAAATATATTCAAGGTGGGATGTTAATGGTAAGGGTATATTAAGTAAACGATATCACTTAAAACAACCCCATCTGAATAAGAATGGAAGGTATATAGTGGGATTATCCCAACCAGGTATAGGTACTACAAAATGGTTATTACACAGATTAGTGGCTTTAGTTTATATACCTAATCCCGAAAATTTACCCTATGTTTGCCATAAAGATAATGTACCTACTAATAATTCAGTTAAGAACCTTTATTGGGGTACACAAAAAGACAATATGTCTCAAGCTTCTAGGGATGGGAGGATGGTAAACAAATTAAAAGGTAAATGTATCAAAGGTACAGAGATTCAAAGGTCATATATACCTAAGTTGATAGGTATGGGGTTTACTAGAAAAGAGGTATCAGAGATAACCGGGCTGGGACATCAACTAATATCAGATTATTATATTAAATATAAAAATAAATATGAAAAATAAAAAATTAATATTATTAGTTGACGGCGAAAATATTTTACACCAAAGTTTTCACAAATTTGAAAAACTTAAATCTACCGATGGCAAACCGAGTGGGGCAATATTCGGATTTTTCAAATCTCTACATATGTATCTTACAAGGTTCGAACCGGATGAGGTTTATATTTCATTCGATAATGGTCATTCACCAGTAAGGACGAAGTTATTGCCCAATTACAAGGGACATAGAAAAAATATATCTGTAGATTACGAATCATTGCAAAAGCAAAAGGCAATTATAATGAAAATGCTGGGTATGCTAAGAATTAATTATATCTTCGATAAAAAGAAATCTACAGTATATGAAGGAGATGACTTCTTAGCATACCTTGCAATTAAAAAATTCCAATCCGAGAAAATGATACTTATATCATCGGATAAAGACTTTAACCAGTTGCTATCAAATAACCTGAGGATATATAATCCCAGAAAAGATGAGATGATAAGAATGGATAACTGCAAAGAATTATTCGGTTATCATTCTCATGAAACGGTAGAGTACCTTGCAATGGTTGGAGATACTTCCGATGATATACCAGGGTTCCCGGGTATAGGCCCAGTAAAAGCAAGGAAAATCCTTGATGAGGGTAGAATTGAGAAGTTTATTGCCCAGAGTAAGAACAAAGAATATCTTCAAATATGGAAAAGGAATGAACAGTTAATCGACCTTTTCTGGTTTGTAAGACATAATCCATTGGATAAGTTACCAATTAAGTCAAAGAAGAAGTTTAAGTATGAGAAATTCAAAGAACTTTGTATCGAATACTCTTTAGCATCATTTTTGACAAATGAATTTATAAAACCATTTAAAGCATTACATCATGAGTAAGAGAATTATGTTTGTGGGTCCCTCTGGTATAGGGAAAACTACTTTAGCTAAGTATGTAGCTAAGAGAGAAGATCTACCTTTTATTTCTGGTAGTATGTCAGATTTATTACCTGCTACTGAAGGGGTATCACATAATGAAATATTATCCCTCGGTTCGGAGGCAATGTATAAAGCAGATTTTCAACTTCTGAACAAAAGGAATAGGTTATTCAAGGATAGAGAATACTTCGTAACTGATAGGAGTTATGCAGATTTGGCTGCTTATTTTTGGTATAAGCAATCAAGAACTTTACCAGAATGTGAAATGGAACATTTTTTCTGTCAATGTAAGACTTTAATGGAAGATCAATGTGATGTAGCAATCTTCTTACCATTAAATCTAGATACTTATAAGCATTGGTCAATGGAAGATAATGGTAAGAGAATACTTAACAGATTCTTCCAAGTTCAGATATCATCTCTTATGGGGGAATTGCTTGCAAATTGGGAAATACCCACTATTTGTATATCTGAGCTCGATTTAGGTATGAGAACGGAACAAATCAATTACCATTTAGATGGGATATGGGGAAAGAAGTAATAGCAATAGCCTTTTCAGATTTACATATAAATCTATGGGCTAAGTTCAATGAGAATAATCACAGGACCCTGAATAGTTTCAGGGTTTTGTCGATTATACAAAAACAATGTAGGAAGTATAATTGCCCAGCTTTATTCTGTGGGGACTTATTTCATAAGCCCGAAACAATGGACCAAGAACTTGATGAGATATGCTATAAAGAATTTAATAAGTACAATGATTATGACCCTCTATGGGTATACGCTATTTCAGGGAATCATGACATCAAGAAGGTAAGTAAAGCTGGTACACCTCCCTATAGCTGGCTTTATCAAGTAGAGAAGTATGGTATTATGATATTAGATTATGAAAAAACCCAACTATCTTCTACACATAAAGATATTATGGTATATGGGGTTCCTTATATTGATAATAATGTGGGTCTAAGTGAATACTTAAAGAAGTTAGAATTAGATAAAAGTAAAAAGAATATTCTTTTACTACACACCGATTATCCTGGTGCAAAAGATACAGATGGTAGGGAAATAGATTCCGTAGAAAACTTAAATGTGAATGTTCTCAATAAGTTCGATTTAGTATTATGTGGGCATATACACAAACCACAAAGACTATCAAAGAAGGTTTATATGATTGGAGCCCCTAACCATCAGAGGAGAACCGATAGGGGATGTGAATTGGGATATTGGAAAATCTATGAAGATTTGTCTCTGAAGTTTGTACCTTTGAAAAATTTCCCAAAGTTCATCGATGTAGAAAGGGAAGAGGATATTAATGATGATGGCAATTATTATACGGTAATCCCTCAAAAAGCTAGTACTCCAGTTAATAACAAACATAAGATTACTAAGCAACTTTCTAAGAAGTCTCTAGCAAAGAGATACCTAAGAGAGAAAGGTATTAAAGATGAGGTTAAAACTAATCTATTAATTGAAACACTTAAAAAGGCTGAGTCATGTTAACGTTCTTAAACTTAGAGGCAGAAGGATTTTGTTCAATAGAATCCTTACATCTACAATTAAACCCAACTTGTACCATACTTATCAAGGCCCCAAATGGGAAAGGGAAATCAACTATTCTCTCTGCCTTGGTATGGGCAATATATGGGAAAAACCTAAAGGGTGTTTCTGAGGTAAATACTTGGAAGCAAGTAAGGCCTAAAGATTACAAGGGTACTAAGGTACAAGTATATTTTCAGAAAGATTCTCATACATATAAGATAGTTAGATGTCAAAAGTATGATGAAGTACTTGAGGATGGTGCTAAAGGTAAAGACAGACTTATCTTCATGAAAGATGGGGATATAGTTGATATCAAAGGGAAGGGGAAGATACAAGATTTTATAAACCGAGAGATAGGTTTATCATATACTCTGTTTATGAACTCAATCATGTTTGGTCAGGGTATAAAAAGACTCATACAAGAATCTAATTCTGATAAGAAAAAGATATTCGAAGAAGTATTTGACTTAGAGTTCTTAAACCTTGCCAAAGGCATTGCATTACAAGATAAAAATAATATAGTGGCCCAGATAAATGAGGTAGAGCATCAATCTCAATTATTAAAGAAAGAATTAGAGGCAAACAAGGAGGCTTACTTCGACTTAAGAGATAGAGAGAAGTCCTTTAAGAAGAAGAACAGAGAAGAAAGAAGAGAGTTAAAGCAAGATAGGGAAAAGCTAACTAAGCTACTAATTGAAAAACAAAAACAAATCAAGGATGAAGTAGATGCTTCGCTTCAGATAAAGATTAAAAAACAAAATGAACTAATCCTTGATTTGAGGAGTAAGATAAAAGATGCAAAGAATTTATCGAATGTACCCCTTAAGAAAGTAATCAAAGAATTGGTAATACAGTTAGAATCAGGTCACTACAAACGTGCATTACGTGATGCTAAATCAATATATAAAGCGTTCTCTGACCTTGATAAATATGATAAAGAATATCAAGAGGCATTAGAAAGGCTAGAAGAACTTAGTAGTGTAAATGATAGGTATAAGAAATTAAAATCAGACTGTGATGATATTGCTTCTGATATTGCTTCTATTGACGAAGACCTGGCTAAGCTCAAGCAAGAAAAGCTTAAGGTCATGTCTCCAAAGTATAAACAAAAACTTAAGGAGATTAGGAAGAATTTACGGAAGGTTGATGAAGACTTTCACAATAAAGAGTTAGAGTTAGAGAATTATAACTGGTTAATTAATGACCCATTGGGTAATAATGGGATTAAGGCTTACCTATTTGATTCATCACTTGAGTTCTTAAATAAATGCCTCGATAAGTATTCAGAGGTATTGGGATTTAGGATCGAATTTAATATTGATTTGGGTACTGCTAGAAAAGAATTTGTTACTCTTATTGAAAGGGATGGGCAAATAATTGATTATGATGAACTTAGCGGTGGAGAAAAACAATTATGTAATGTTGCAATGGCATTTGCAATGAATGAAGCTCTTACTGCTTCTAAGGGGATTAATTTAGCATTTCTTGATGAGGTATTCGAATCTTTAAGTTCAGATAATGTAGAAGTAGTTACTTCACTAATACGTCACATATTCAAAGAGAAAACTCTATTCTTGATAACCCATTTAGATTCACTTCCTCTTGGTAATACCAAAATTCTGCAAGTGGAAAAGACTCAAGGCCTGAGTAGGTACCAATTACTATAATGGTATATAAAAATACAATACACCATTATATTATGAACTCTAAGAATAAAGGAAATCGATTCGAAAGAAAGATAGGTGCTTGGTTTACAAAATGGACCGGGTACAAATTTGAAAGGAATAGAGCGGGGAGTGGAGCTTGGCATTCAAACAAGGACTCCACTTCCGATTTAACCTGTACTGATGAAAGGCATGCTCATAGATGTAAGATATCCATCGAATGCAAGAATTATAAAGAGATTAAGTTTGAACATCTACTCTTAGGTAATAAGGGATGCGATATATTGAAATTCTGGGAACAAGCTTCTAAGGATGCAAAAAGAGCAAATAAAGTTCCTATACTCTGTATGAGATATAATTCAATGCCCTCAGAAGAATTTTTCTTTGTAGTTGGAAAGGATTTATCTTCCGTATTCTATAAACCCCTATTCGATAAAGCCAATATTATGGTAATTGATGTACCAAAGATAGATGAGATTCTTTATGTATTCATGGCTAGTGACATATTGAAGAATGTAAACTATAAGTTAGTACATAAACAAGCTAAGTTAATTCTTAAAAACCGGTAACCTATGAAGAAGCATACCCCATACTCATATTGTATATTTTACCTTGAAAGGAAGTACTGTGATAAAATTAATAAAGAACTCAAAGAAAAGGGGTATGACCAACTTAAGGCGATTATCCCTACAGTAAGTGTATTGAAGAAAACCATAAAAGGTAAGATGATATTTGAAGAAGTACCAGTATTATTCAACTATGGTTTTATGAAGATGCCAACTGAACTTGCATTCTCTAGACCCTTTCTCAACAAATTACGAAGGAATATATCTGGTATCAGAACTTGGTTGAGGAATACAGAGACAATGCACCAAAGGAAAAAGAAAGTTAGAATCGATAATGGCGAAGACTTTGATGATTTTTCATTGGTGGCTACTGCAAGCAGAAAGGAAGTAAGGAGATTTAGAAGACTCTCTAAAGAGAACAAAAGGTTTTCAGTTGAAGATTTAGTCAAAGTAATCCCTGGAGATTACTTAGTATTACGAGGTTATCCTTATGAGGGAGTAGATGCTACAGTATTAGAGGTTGACCATCTTTGTAAAAGAGTAAAAGTTCTTATATACCCTGAAATGGGAAGAATGGAAGTATGGTTACCTTTTGACAACGTTATCTATAGTGTATATTTAAATCATGACCCAGATAAGCTTTATGCTAATTCTGAGGAATATGACCCTAATCAGATAACCAATGAAGCAATTGATAGTATAATGAGATATAGGAGAATTTAATGTTATGAACGAAGCTCAACAAAAAGCCTGGAGTTGTTTAATTGATAAAGAACAACAATCATTATTCCTTCAACTATCAGAAAGTAAATCTTCATGGGAAGCTGGTGAAATTTTAAAGTTATCTCATTACAAGTATCTTGAAATCCGGGAACGGTCAGAGAAATTCTTTAGGCTATTCTCGGATTTTTTTGAGAAACACACTTCTATTTTTCGACCAGATTGCCCCTGTGAGAGGAATTTCCAAGATTATATGGAGGGATGTTTAGAGAAACGATTAAAAAGAAAAGAAGCAAGCTTATTCACAGGAGACTCAGCTCAATTACTCCCAAAGGTAAACTCTAAAAATATAGAGAGAAACATGAAGAGGTTAAAGGAGTCTGATGATGAATGGGACATAGATACTCTAAGATTAATTCTTGAATTTGATAGGTGGAATAACTTTAGAATACTTCCAAGGATGCTACAACAGCCATCTGCATTTAAAAGGCGGTCGAATAAGAAGGATAAGATATATATCAAATACCTACTTAATAGGGTACCAGATTGGATGCACACTAAACTCAAGGAAAGGTTTAGGTATAAAGTAAAACCAGGAAAGAAAAAGTATTGGGTAGCTTTAATATCTGAGGACCTATATACTGATGGTTATCTATTGTTACCAGTAAGACCTTTGGATGAAGTAGTAAATGAATTCAGTAGATTTTACATGTATGTATTCAAAACTAAAGATGATGCTGATACCTTTGGTTTTATGGTATCTAAGTTCATGATTAAAACCGAATCTGTTAAGCTTGGACAAAAATTCTGGCCAGAGTACCGTTGCTGTGTGGAAAGAGCAGTAAACTATAATCAAGTGAACAATATAGAATTCAATATTAAGAAATTGGATATGGCCTATAATATCCACACACATAAAAAACCGAAGAAACCCAAATCCACTGCTGTGGACCGGGCAAAAACCTCGGATTTTTATAAGAAATAAGTAAGAATGTATTTTTATTTAAAATATTATTTTTATATTTGCATACAATTTAATGAATACTTAAAAATATTATAGATATGGCAAAAAAGAAAAGAAAAGACCTGAAAGCTCCATCCAAAGAGAAATCCAATTTTCTCGGAGCATCCGGGAGAAACATGACTTACAAGGATTTGAAAAGGAAAGCCATTATACTGGGTATGCCTTTTCCAGATGCCTGCTCTGCTGGAGTATTTGATTTATTACATTACATTCAAAGTTCAGAAGAGAGACCAGATAAATCCTTAATTGATAAGTACGATGATTGGATGGATAAACAATTGGAAACGATTGGTTATTCGAAGGATGACCCATTAAGGAATTCACGATTAAGGCTTGGGTTTCTCGGAGAGGAAGGGGAAAACGGGCAAAGAAGAACTAAACGGGTTCCCGGGATAAAGAAGCCAAGAGAGAAAAAGCCACCCAGAGAAAGGGATGAATTTAATCTCATCAAGGGTACTAAGAAATCCTATGTATGGGAATTAACTGCAAAGGGGTTTGATATCGATAGAATTATTCGAAGGATGAAAAAGAAGTTCCCTGAAGCAAACGAGAAATCTATTAATCTTTGGTATAGGATGGCAAAGAGGAATATCAATGGTAAAGCTAAAGGAAAGTAATATTGGGCCTATTCTTCCAGATAGATATTATATATGGACATGGCGACCAGATACAACCAATAAGATTATCACCGAGAAGAAATTATATCGGAAACATCTAACTGGTATACCATACTTTACTAGACACCATGTAAAGGTTACCCTGGTTTACTTATATGGGGTAGATGTCCTACAATATATTCATATTATATCTGGAAGGAAACTCTTGCAACAAGGTATTAGAGAATTATCCGACATGAATGGTAAACTCTTAAAAAGGGGAGCTACTAAATTCTGGTTTAAGGGTAAATTCGTTAGGGCAAAGAAATTCATAATACCAGATGAATATAAGATTGATAAACACCGACGAAGAAGATTCATGGTTCAAATGCACCGGGTCTTTAAGTCAAAAGGAAAAAAGGCATTCGATGAAAGATACTCAATCAAACTCTATGGACAACGGCAAGGCATATCTCCCGCCTATACGAAGCAGAAGAGATTACAAATCTATTCTTCTATCTTACAGGATTTACGAGAGGCTGAGTCAAGAGGAGAAGGTTAAATTCAACCTATTATTCTTACAGTACCCACCATTGGTAGGTTCATTGGCTTTATATCTGAGAAAGAAAATGAATATCCCAATACAGAAAGTACTATTTATCAAAGCACAAAGGGATATGATTGAAATATTCGATGAGGCATCTATTAGGTTTATGGGATATTTGCCCAAAGAAAGGCATATCAAGAAGTCTCTATTATTTCAATGCTTTGTTCCTTTAGAGAATATAAAAATCCGAAAGGCTTATGCTTACATAATGACCAATCGGATGATAGAAAATCAATATTGGGTATACCCAGTTAGATTAGCCGATAACTATAAAACAATGCAAAAAGGGAAATACAAATTTTATACCGAAGTATTCGGAAAGGTTGGTATTCCTGGAATAACTAAAATTCAATACAGCAATGAATGATAAATTATCAAAAACAAACCTGGTTACACATAAACCACTAAACCCTTTTATGGGTAAGACTTTTAAGATACTTACCTATAATCAGGTTGACCAAGTAGTTAATACCGAAACGGTAACTATTGAGTCTCAAGAAGAATTAAAGACAACTCTTGATAGCATTAAACAATATAATGATGCACATGCTCAATTAGAGGGTTTTCTTAAGCTAACCAAGAAACTTATAACAGAGTGATATAAATTTATTAATTAACCAACTTAAACATTACGAAAATGGCTAAGAAGAAAAAAGAAGTGGAACTGAAAGAAGTTTCCAGAAAAGAAATCAATGGTGCAATAATCATCACTTACGAAGATGGTTCAGTAGTAATTATCCCTGCTCCTATCAAACTCACCAAGGAGGAAGCTGAAGATCTCTTCGGTTCAGAGGAAGAAGACGATGACGAAGAAGAGGAGGAAGAATCAGATGACGAAGAAGAGGAGGAAGAATCAGATGACGATGATGACGATTCGGATGATGAGGACGAAGATGAAGATGATTCCGATGACGACGAGGAAGAGGAAGACGACGATGAGGACTCTGATGACGATGACGAAGACGAGGAGGAAGAGGAACTGACTGCCGAAGCTCTTGCCGAAATGGACTTCGAAGAACTGGAAGATGTCTGCGATGACAAGGACCTTGAAACTGACCCAGACGACTTTGACGAAGACGATATCGAGAAACTCCGCAAGGCAATTGCCAAGGAACTCGGTCTCAAATTGCCGGCAAAGAAGAAAGCCAAAGGAAAAGGCAAAAAAGGAAAAAAGTAAACTTGGTAACAGTATTCAAGATTTAAGGGATGGGTAATTCCATCCCTTTTAACTATTACCAAACGTAGAAGTTATACTCAAAATTTTTAATCATTAAAAACCATAGAAATCATGGCAACAAAGAAAAAAGAAGACACCAAGAAAAAGGGTGCAGAAAAAGATGCTGAGAAAGAAGCTAAACGTAAAGCTCGTCAAGAGGCACTGAAAAACAGACCGGCAGAGCAACGTCCGAACAGTAAACAGATTGACGTTATTGCCATCAACGAAAAATCCGAAGTTCGTAACTACGGTTATGCCGTAAAGAACAAGGAAGGTTATCAGGGAGTAGTGGTTACTTCCGTTCTGGTAACCGATGGTAAACCAATCTCTACTTCAGTTTCCTTCGTTCCTGGTAATCTGACAGTTAAGTCAAAGAAGAACCACGGAGTTATCTGTTCTCCCAAGAACAAGAAGAACAAAGGCGAGGAATCAGAAGAAGAATCTGAGGACTGATTATTTTCTCTAATTACCGCCAAACCAATGGTTTAGGTTTAGAAAGTTAATGTTATACGTAGTAACAACCCCTCACTCACACTTAGGACGTTGTTCAGCCAAAAGCTCATTGCCTGCGAAGGTAGTGGGCTTTTAATTTTTATACCAGTATGGACCAAGAAAGATTAGCTATTCGAAAGAATATTAGAATACTTGCATTAGATAATCTAATAAATACTTATACTGATGCACTAGAAGATAAACAATTAAACCTGGGACCAGATGAAAGGGAACTTGCTATTGATATAATAAATGAGGCAAGATTAATGCTATCAGAAGAAACCCAGGAAGTAAATAACCAAGTAATACCAAGACCGAAATGGAAGAAGTAAACATAAGAACTCTCTTATCAAGTATCAAGGTAGTAAGGAACGATATTCAATTCACTCACTATCAAATGAGCATAGCCCTGAACAAAGGTAAGAAAGGTGATTGGCAAAGACATAAGTTAAGATTAGATTATCTGAAAAGAAAACTCAAGGGTTTAATGGACAGGTTAACTAATAAACTAAAAGGTACCATACTAACAGTTACTTATCAAGTAGCTACTCCCGTAAATACAAAAACTTTTGTTCAAACTTTTACTAATCTCACTCAGCAAGAGATAGTAGACATCATGCAAGTAAGGGCTATCATGGAAGGAGTAGAAATAAATATCCTAGAAATTAAAGAAATCCCAACCCAAATTAGGAAGGTATAACTATGGTATTATGTAAATAGGAAATTCAATTATTCACCTAATATAAATGAAAATGGCTAAGAAAACAGAAAAGAAGAGTAAATCGGAATCCAAGACTCCGGAACTCACAAAGGCTAAGAAAGCTTTGGATGCTTACCTTAAAGAGAACAAGTTGGACCCTACTAAGGATTGGACCAAAGACAAGAAACATGGTAAAAAGGTTACCGAACTTGTAAACAAGCTCAATAAGGAAAGAGACAAAGTTGCTGCTGCCTATCCCGAAGCTGACCAAGAGAACAACAAGAAATTGGTAAAACTCCAGGAAAAAGAGAAGAAGGAAAAAGCTGAGAAGAAGGCTGCCAAAGAGAAAAAAGAAAAGAAGGGGAATGGTGGTAGAACAGCTACCAAATACGATTATCCTCTCATCGATGGCAGAGAAATGACTTCGGCTGAGAAGAAAAAATACCGTATGGAGCAAAGAAAACTTGCTTCAGGTAAGGCTCCCAAGGAGGAAAAGGAAACTAAGAAAAAGAAGGAAGAAAAGGTAAAAGAAAAACCGGCTTCCGATAAGAAAGATAAGAAGGCCAAAGACAAGAAGAAAAAGAAGGCCGCTAAAGAAGAAGATTAATAAGAGCACTTTTTACTTTTACTTATCATATTTTTGAGTATTCGTTAATAATGGTAGAAGGCCTGGCAATATAAAAATTGTTCAGGCCTTTTATTTTCTAATTAAGTCGAAAATGGAACAAGAAGTATATAAACCAAAACTTAGAATCACTACACTATCAGAGAATGGTACCCCATTATCCGATAGGTTGGTAGATGCCTATACCGAGATGAATTCAGGTCCAAAGGTACAGCATAACGGTCCCATAAGAGTAGAAGTAACTCTTACTAATAAACAAGATATTGATAACTTCAAAGAATACTTAGATAGGTTATCTGGTACATTGCCTGCTAAGGCACCTAATGTTGGCAGAGGAAGACCTGCAGGGTCTACAACTAAGGAATTGGAATCACCAAGGGAAGATATTCTTGCAGATGTAGAGAAAATGATTGAAGAGGGTAAAAGCCAACAAGATATCATTAAATATCTTAGGGGATTGGGATTTGTATTTATCCTTACTGAAGATTTTCTATTTCACTTTCCTGGATTTGAGTTTAATAAAAAAGATGTGGGAGAAGCAACAGACAATAAGCAATATCCCAATTCATTCTCCTGGATGGCAAGATGTATCAAACGTGCCAAGGACCCAAAAGCAGATAAGTTCGACCCAATGGTTATCTTCGGCTTTAGCATCCTTAACGGACCGTCGAAAAAGATTATTCCGTACCTATATAAGGAAAGGCGTAAACCAATGAGAACTAAGGTTGGTAAGAATACTATCTCCTTCTCTCAAGCAGAGTTTACTAAATTGCCCAAGTATATGTTAGAGGAAGAACGAATTAAGTTCTCTACAGAGCAAAGGCAATTACTTCTCAACCCAGAGAAAAAGCCTTCGAAATTCTTTATGAGATGGTATAGGGATGTAATATTCCCAGATTCAATCAAGGAGAAGATGGAAGAGGTAATCAACCGCTAACCTCTACCTCCGTATTTAATAAAAGAATATATTATATAAAATAAATTTCGTATATTTGCATAAAGATAATTTTTAATTATGGACAAAGAAACAAAAGACATTATCAAGCTAATTGCTGGTATTCAAATCGAATCACTTACTTCTCTCAAGGAAGATGTTTCTAAGGGCAATAACATTGCTGATGATTTAATCAAGAAACTCCTTCAGATTGATAACGATGAGATTACCTTGGCACTGGATGACCACATCCAATTATATGTAGACATTGAGCAAACACCCCAATTGATTCAGACTATCTCTGAATATCAAATGCTGGTATGCTCACACATTCTATTCAGAATGGAAGATGAATGGGTACATACCAATTCTCAAGGTGTATTGGGAACCTGGGCAATCTTCCAAAAAGCAAACCTTAAGTTTCACCCTGAACTAACACTCTTAAAACTTTAATATAGACATGGAAAAGAACGAATACTTAGAATTAGTTGAAATGAACACGGGAGTTGAAATGATTCCCTGCGAATCCTCTAACATTGAGGGCTATGGTTATGACTCAAAGAAAAAACAACTTTGGGTAGCTTTTAAAAATAACCGAGTATATCGGTATGATGAAGTACCTTATAAGATATGCAATGGTTTACACCTTGCAGAATCTAAGGGTAAATATCTGGGAGAACATATAAAGAATAAGTTTAAAATTACTGGATATGAACTCAGGAACTAAAATAAGCAAAGTACTCATAATTGCTTCAGGAGCAATGCTACTTTTCTTAGGGACAAGATATAATGCCCCAATAGAGGAAGTGAGCATTGCTCCTTCTGAGTTTGTTAGGCCAAAGCCAATCGATATTAAACCAAAGGAAAAGAAACAATGGTATAAGTATAGGGTAGAAATAGAAAGTATTCCAGAAAAGAAGTTATATAAGATTGAGAAATCTGGATATAACCAATATGAAATTTCTAGAAGAGGTTCTGGCTACTCCTATAAAACCTATGAGTTTATATCTGATAAGGTAATGAATACCCAAGAAGCATATAACTACGTTATCAATAACCCAGATAAATGCACCTTGGTATCTAATACATCAGAAGAAAACATCTACGATAGGTACAATGATGACTATGAAGGATATATAGATGACCCGGAAGACGAAATCAACTATCCTCCAGAAATCTTCGACTTCCTAGCCGATTAACCTTAGCAAATATAAAAATTTATTTGATTTATTTTTGTAATTAAAATATAGTTCGTATATTTGCAATAGATAATTAATTAATCACTTTTTAAATATAGACGTTATGAAAAAGAATGAAACCAAGGTTACTAACCTTATTAGCAACAAGGTTGCTGAACAACTTGAAGGAATCAAAAATTCCAAGACTACAACTTCTAAGGCAAAGGCCAAAAAGACTAAAAAGGAATTGGTACAAGATGCTCAAGAAGCCGCCACAAACTTTGCCAATGCTAAATTGGTAGAACTCTCTCCCAAAGGTAAAACTTCTAAGAAGGCACAGGTTGTCAAGGAAGTTAAGGAACAACAAAAACCTTCTATCATCGAACAGGTAATCTCAAATCGGGAAGTAAAATATGTATATCCCGAGGATGTAGTTGACACTCTTGCTCGAAAGAAATGGAGACAACAAACTCGAAACGAACTTCATAGATTGGAACTTGCCATGGCCCGTATCAAAGACCAAAATTCCAAAGAGTTCAAGGCTGCTGCTAAGGCATATGAGGACTTTCGTAAAAAGGTTCTCAAACCCGAACAAGTTGCATAACCCTCTATTAACCTAAGTTCCCGGGCTAATCGGTCTGGGAACTTTTATAAAGAATCATAATGGATTACACTATCTTCTCTGATAAGGAGATGCTTAAACAAGATAAAGAACTTGTCGAATTACATAAACGATGTTGTAAATCTTGGCTTGTTCAGCATTCACTTAAGCATTCTAAGATAAAGAAGTTCTTTATAGTTTACGATTGGTATATCAATCCACATAACGTAAGGAATTTCTTTTTTAGGCCCATACACATCTTTATTCAAGCATTGCTTTTAGGGCAGCTTGATGATATTTCAGATTACATAGATAATAATACTAAGAATGGAAAACGAAAGAAGAAACGGAATCGAAAAGTATAACGTACTTTATCTCAAAGGTAAATACCAGTATAAATCAAAATATCCCCAAATTGAGGCTAAACATAAAATTGTCTATGCTGGGCCTGTAAAGGAAATGGCACCCATCTGGGATAGCATCTCGGATATTCTAAGAAAATCTGACAGAATCTGTACTGAATCTCGAAGAGAATTGAAGAAACTAGAAGAACGTTCACAGAACCAATTCTATTTCAAGAAAGAAGGTATAACCCATATAATCGTATACAAATGTTTGGGGCAATAGTTAAAGACCTATATCTAGGTAAATCGAAATTACAGTTCTTCTGTAATAAAAAGGAGTTACAACCAATTACCTTGGTAAGTGATGTATTACAACCTACTGGGTTCACAGGCAATATGCCAGATTATGGTACATATGGTAATTACCTTGACGGTAAATTCGAAATAACCCCAATGATGCCCAAACATCAGATATATGTTACGGGTATTCCGAAAGGGGCAATCTTAGACAACTTTCGAATTCAAAGAACATTTTGGTCTTCATACTATGAAGATGATATAAGGGGATATCTATTCCAGGTTACGGATGGGTACCCTAAACTCATAATTAAACAATAACATGGAAGCAATCGATTACGTTAAATTATTTAAGCTCGACCAAGAGAACTATGATTTTAAAAGGGAAGAGTTTATATCCGAATTAGGTAACGAATTTCTAGATTATTGCCAAACTACTACCATTGGCATTAATCCTAAGACCCATAAACTATACTACTATCGGTTTAAGGAAATCGTAAAGAATTTCGAAACCAAATTCTGGGCAATCTCTAAGTTAAAGTTAGGGGAACCATTTACCCAGAAATTATGGAATGCCTTTTTCGCTACACAGGTAGTTCCCCTAAGGACCCAATTATTCCCCGATATTCAAAAGATGATTGAGGAACAATTTGCCCAGAGGGATAATAACCGTAGTAAACAAGACAAAAAACCTACGAACCATAAAAAGGCAAACTATGGCAAGGGAAATCACAGACCTGCATGGGAATAAATTTAAGGTAGGGGATTATAAACTTTGCCTTAATATTCCCATCACTGGGAAAGGTAATTTAGTATTCACCAGGGACCTAATCTCTGGTGATGCTTTTAATTTATCAGTAGTAAAGGATAGATACTTAGGATATTTCTACAACCTATCTTTGAATCTGTATGTAAGGTACGATTTAGAGTATGTGGGATATGATGAAAGTTCGGACATAAGAAAATCTCATTTGTATGTTAGAAAAAAGAAATAAAATCGTAAGGTTCCCAAGACCCATGGGAGTTACGGCAATGGCTTTAGAATATCAGAAGAATCCCAATGATACACTTCTGGTAAATATACACAACTACCTTATTAATCAATGGCTGATGGGTAATGGTGTATTATGTGGTATTACGTATGATATCAATACATTCTCATATCGTATGGGTATAGATATTAACTACATACGTATCTTTATGAGAGATAGGCTATTAAGCTCTAGAATATGGGATAAAGAAAAAGCAGAAGATTTACTTCAAGCGTTAATGGGAGAACAACTAGCATGGGCATTAGAAGACCGTATGGAAATAGCCCATCAGGTTAATATTCTAAGAGAATCTCAGGGAGGGAAATACGTACCGTTTATATCTGCCGAGCTGGGAAAGGCCCTTAAATTAAAGCTTGAATCCTCTACATCTCTGCAATCAATAGTACGTAATCTTACTGGAGGAAGTACTACAAATATCTTTGCCCAATTTAATCAACAGAACAACGTAACACAGCAAAATGCAATCACCGTTGAAGAGGCACGTCAAATCGTATTGGAATCACAAAGGGTATTAGATAAACCAGAAGAGGCTAAACTATTGGAGGATAGGTATGACATTAAGTCTCTACCTGAAGTAGTTGCTACTAAACAAGAAGGAGTAGATACAAGTAAAGAGGGTCTTAACCTTAATAAAGCAGAGTTAATGCAAATTACTGATGATTATAAGGGAGCTATGTCTTCATTCTCTAAAGAACATCATGAACTACGTAGAGAAATCGAAATGCGTATAGACCCAGACGAAGAAGACCCAGAGTTATACCAATATGAAGACTTTGAGGAAGAAGAGAAAGAGGACGGCTCATTTGCATCTCAATTCCTCCGAAATAGTAAGCTCCCATAGTTATATCCGGATATTGCATATTTAAAAAGAAAGAATTATATTTGCATATCAATTTTAAAATAGACAAAAATATGGAACTACCAAAGACATCTTACAAAGAGACTCAGGTTAACAAGGTTAATCAGGGTACATACTTTAAATTAAAACCAACTGATACTGCTCCAGTATGGGTAAGAGACCATTATGATAAATCATCTAAGACTTATGCTTGCCATAAGTATGATGACTCAAATCACGAAAAATTTCTCAAGGGAACAAGGAAAATATACATTGACTTTACATTTTAATCACATGAACTTATTTAGACGAAAGAGATGCTGTAGTGAACTCATTGCTATTAAAAATGGCAACTTAGTATTCAAATTGAGTAATACTCATATCAATGCTGCTTATAATACTTTACAGGCAATAATGAGGAAATCTGGTATATTCGATGAGAATCTATATTTCGATGTCTATCAGGAATATCGGAAACATTATGCTATATACGACATAGTACCATCATTGCTAAGGTATAAGATACCATTGATATTTTCAGGTAGATACCCAAAGAAACTATTCGATAATCAGTTTACCTTTGAGGAATTGATACCTAATGCTTTGGTATATCATAACTTACCAGAAAATTTCAGATTACCCGAAAGCTTAGAGAAAATCCTTTTAGAAGTCAAGAAAAGGGTATCTGCTTATATAGACCAAGAAGATATATCAGACCAGGGTTATAGGGATTTGGTTCGAACAAATTTCGTAAAACAATGGGATGTATTTAGAAAGGACCCATCTCTTATAGATTGCTATATGGATGCTCAATTGGGCATGCTATATATGTGGGCTAGAGTAGAAAATAAAACAATAGTAAAGAACATAATCGAAAGAACTCAAGATGAACTAGCTCAAGAGTTCTTATCTAAA